ATGATCGAGTACGAGCCGCTGAGCGGCCTCCGCCCGGACCCCCGCAACCCGAAGGGCCACGACGAGAGCACCATCGGCGAGAGCATCAGCCGGTTCGGCTACATCGAGCCCGTCACCGTGGACGACCGCACCGGGCTACTCATCGGAGGGCACGGGCGTGTGAAGGCGCTGACCGCCGCGAAGGCCGCAGGACACGACGCCCCCGACGGCATCCGCGTGCGCGACGACGGCGAGTGGCTGATCCCCGTGAACCGCGGGTGGGCGAGCGCGAGCGACGCGGAAGCCGCCGGAGCGCTCATCGCCCTGAACCGCGCCACGCAACTCGGCGGGTGGGTGGACGATGCCCTGCTCGACCTGCTCCAGGAGGTAGACGCGACCGGACCGGGACTCGGCGGGACCGGCTTCGACCTCGGCGACGTAGACGACATCTCGATCCGGCTGGAGGAGGAGGGCGACCCCGACAGCGCGGACCTGGACGAGTATCGTCAGAAGTACGCCGAGCAGGCCCGGCGCCTGATCGTGCTGTCGTACTCGAAAGAGGATTACGCCCGCCTGAACGTGCTCCTCGCCCGAGCCCGAGCACGGTGGGACAGCGACTCGAACCCCGACACGATCCTCCAGGAGATGCGAGAGGTAGCCCGATGACGTACACGATCCCCCGGCACACGATCCGCCGCGTGATGAGCCCCGAGGCCGCGGGCGCGCTCGTCGGCACGATGGTGCCAGCGAAGGACGCGACCGAAGCCCTCAACCACGAGGGGCTGTGGCTGGACGAAGCGACCGGTGAACCCATCCTCGGCATCTTCCGGTGCCCCGAACTGCCCGCCCTGCGCAAGGCCGTGCTCAGCGCCGAACCCGCGATGAGCGGCCCCGACGCGAGCGGCGGCGGCGCAATGCGAAGCGGGAGCGGCAACCGGAACAACAGCGTCACGTTCGGCTACCGGCCCCGCAAGCCGATGATGCGGCAGGAGGCGTGCGTCCTGACGGCGTTCAACCGGGACTTCCCGACGATCGCCGCGTTCCTCGCACACTACGCCGAGGTGCTGGCGCAGATGGTTGCCGACACGATGCCCGAGATCGAGGTCATGGGCCGGGAGCAGATCGCGAAGGTGCTCCCCGACTGGCGGCTGTCGAAGAACAGCCTGTGGACATCCGGCGTGATCAACAAGGAATCGAGCCTGCCGTACCACCGCGACGGGAACAACTTCGATGCCTGGTCCGTGATGCCGGTGATCCGCCAGGGCGTGACCGGCGGCTTCCTCGACCTGCCCGAGTACGGCGTCACTATCCCCGCCCGCGACGGCTACGCCTACGCCTTCTACGGCAAGCGGCTCGTGCACGGGGTGACGCCGATGGTGAAGAAACGGGCCGACTCGTACCGGGTGAGCATCGTCTACTACGCCCTCCAGGGGCTGAAAGACTGCCACACTTTCGCCGAGGAGACGGCCACCGCCCGCAAGCGCCGCACCGACCGCGAGGAGCGCATGGCCGACCCCGAGCACAAGTTCGACAAGGTGATCAGCGGCAAGCGCGGTAGCGGCGTGCCGCGGGTGAACAAGGCCATCCGCCAGGACGAGATCGAGGAGCGGTCGTGACCGACGCCCTGTACCTGCTCGGCGCGCCCGGCGTCGGCAAGAGCACCGTCATGCGGGGCGTGATCGACCACCTCGGCCTCGACGTGAACCCCGACAACTACCGCATCCACAAGCGGCTGACCGGGCACGGCCTGTTCGAGTGGACGACGGGCGAGACGATGGGCGTCTACCTCGGGAAGCACCGCGAGGAGTTCCCCGGCACTGACGGCCTGAGCATGGCCGTCGCACCCGACGCCCGCGAGTGGGCCGCGACCCTGCGCCGCGACCGCGAGGAGGGCGTTCGGTACGTGTTCGGCGAGGGCGCCCGCCTCGGCAACGTCGGCTTCCTGACCGCGCTCGCCGAGCACACATGGCTGACGGTCGTGCACCTGACCGCCGACGAGGACGCCCTGACCGCCCGCCGCGACGAGCGCGGGAGCGCACAGCGACCCTCCTGGATGCGGGGCGCCACGACCGCCGCCGCGAACACGTTCACCGCCGTGCAGGCGCTCACCGGGAAGGTGAACCGCGCCGTCGAGATGAACACGACCGACGAGGCACCGGACATCCTCGCCGAGCGGATCGCCGGGCTGATCGGATGACACCGAGCCGGGGGGAACTCGACCTCGCGGCCCTGCTCCAGACGATGACCCCCGAGGAGCAGGAGGCCGTGCTGGCGGACCTGCCCGAACACGTCGTGGAGGCGATCTACGCGGCGCTCCCCGCCGACGACGAGAGCATTCCCGCGAGCCCGATAGACCAGGCCATCGAGATCGACCCCGGCTACGTGAGCCGGGCGCACCTCCAGTACCTGTCCGACCGGCTCGCCGCCGCGGTGCAGGACGTAGAGGCGGGCATCAGCCGCCGCCTGGTGATCTCGATGCCGCCGCGATCCGGCAAGTCGCAGATGGGCTCGATCTACACGCCCCTGTGGCTACTGCGCGTGAACCCGAAGTGGAAGATCGGCCTCATCTCGCACGACCCGACGCTGGCGACCGCGTGGGGCCGGAACGTGCGCCGCATGATCGAGGCGAACCCCGACCTCGGCCTCCAGATCGCGAACGACGCCGGAGCGGCGAGCGAGTGGCAGACGACCGTCGGCGGCGGCGTGACGAGCCGATCCGCACCGGGGCAGTCGATCACGGGCCGCGGCTTCAACATCATGATCGTGGACGACGTGGTGAAGGACTTCGCGGCGGCGCACAGCGAGAACAACCGCAAGGCCGTGTGGGAGTGGTGGCAGGCGAACGCGGAGACACGCCTGGAGCCGCCGTCGCTCGTGATCGTGATCGGCACCCGCTGGCACGAGGACGACTTCATTGGGCGCCTGCTCTCCACCGAGTACGACGGCGACCCGGAGGAGTGGGAGGTCATCTCGTTCCCGGCCATCGCCGAGGCCGCGGACGTGCTGGGCCGGGCACCCGGCGAACCCCTGCTCTCCCCGCTGATCCGCGACGAGGAGCCGAAGGGCGCCCTGGTGCGGTGGGAGGGCGTGCGCAAGAGCGTCGGCGGGTACACGTGGTCCGCGCTGTACCAGCAGGCACCCGCACCGGCCACGGGTGCGATCTTCGCGATCGGACGCCTGCGCTACTGGACCCGGTTCGAGAGCAAGGCCACCGACGACGGCAAGGTGATCTACTTCGACCCCGACGCGGCGACCGCGGCGACCTGGCTCGACTCGTGGGATATGGCGTTCAAGGGCACCGAGACGAGCGACTACGTGGTGGGGCAACGGTGGGTGCGCGTCGCCGCGAACCGGTTCCTCGTGGCGCAGACCCGCGACCGCAGATCGTTCACGGGGACGCTCGCCGAGTTCGAGGCGTTCGGTGCCCGCGAGTTCGGCAACCACGTGCACCGGCGGCTCGTGGAGGACAAGGCCAACGGCCCGGCGATCATCGACACCCTGCGGGACAAGATCGCGGGGATCAAGCCGGTGGAGCCGAACGGGAGCAAGGAAGCCCGAGCCCGCGCGGTGACGCCGGAGATCGAGTCGGGGAACGTGTACCTCCCGCACCCGACGGAGGCGCCGTGGGTGCTGGACCTGATCTCGGAACTGCGGTCGTTCCCGACCGGCGCGCACGACGATCAGGTGGACGCGCTGACGCAGGCGCTCGCCGAACTGCGCGACCCCGGCACGGCCATGATCACGAACCCCGGCAATCGGGGCACGCAGGTGCCGACCGGCAACCGCCGAGCGAGCGCGGCCCGCACGGGCATCCGCCGGAGCCGTGGCGGCTGAGCCTAACCGAAGGTAGGATGAACGCATGGCCGCCATGACACCGCTCACCGTCACCCTGTACGCGAAGATCGGCGAATCGGAGGTGCTGAACGACATCGGGACGATCACCCTCGATGCCGTGGTGGAGCCCTTCACGCCGGAGGAGCGGCCCGAGCACGCCGCCGTCGAGGCCGTCGCGAGCGTGAGCATCGACATCCCGAAGATGCTCCGCGACGCCGCCGACGAGTACGAGCGCCGCCACCGGATGACCCCACGCGAGATCGCGCAGGAAGCACTCGCCGCACGAGACGCGGACCTCGCCGGACGATGACGACATTCATCGAGGGCTACCTGTCCGAGCCCATCGACCCGACCTCGCATGCATGGTGCACCGGCGGCATGCCCGAGATGAGCCCCGCCGGGAAGATGATCAGCGGCGAGGCGTGCACGTGGACGAACCGGGGCGAGTGGGCGCACAAGCATGCGCATCACCACGGGAACATCCTCGGCCACGTGACGCACGTGTGGAGCCCCGACGAAGCCCGATGCGGCGACGTGTACGTGGGCCTGTTCGGCGGGCCGTACGCCTGCGCCCGCGACCCCGAGCACACCGGACTGCACCGCGACGCGAGCGGCGTCGAGTGGCCTAACTCGGGTGTGGACAAGCCTGTGCAACCTGTGGAGAACGCATGACCGACGACACCGAGCCCGGAGCCCTGATCGTCGCGGTGGACGTGCGGTGCCCGTACTGCCATGCGGTGATCGGGAAGGCCCGCGAGGGGTGGCTGGTGGGCGTACAGCACGGCACCGGGGGGCGGCACAGCATCCTCACCGCGGACCCGGCGAAGATGCGCACGAAGCCCGCCCCGCTGACCGTGGACATCGGGGCCGCGAGATGACCCGCCGGGGCTCGCTGATCGAGCGCATCCTGGACCGCCTGCGGCACCACGTGTACCGGTTCGGCTTCCGCCCGAAGTTCGGCTCGATCCTATACAGCCCGAGCCGGGCATGGCGCCTGTTCGGCACTGAGTGGGCCGACGGCATGAAGCGCGGCCTGGACGGCACCGCGGAGCCCCTGACGCCGGAGGAGCACGCCCGAGTGTGGGCGATGATCGAGCGCGCCGCCCGGTTCTACTACGACGACGAGGACGAGAGAGAGTACCCCCGACGATGAAGGCACTGACGTACGCGCTGGCCCTGCTCGCGGCCCTGCGCGCATCCCGGTTCGTGACGAGCGATTGGCTCGGCGAGTGGACGGTGGCCGGGCCGGTGAAGCGGTGGGCCGAGCGCGCCGAGGTCGAGGCGATGCTGGAGCGGGTAGCGCAGGCCCGGCAGGACGACGTGTGGGAGCGCCAGCACGGTAACACGCCGACCTACGTACTCCCCGACGGTGAGACGACGACCGACGACCCCGCCGAGTGGGCCATCCGAAAGGCCGAGGCCGAGGGGCCGATCACGTGGGAGGCGAAGTTGGCGAAGGGGCTCGACTGCCCGTTCTGCATCGGCTTCTGGCTGACCGGCGCCGCGGTGCTCGCCGCCGCCGCCGCGAACCGCGGACCCCGCCGCCGCGCCGTGTTCCAGGTGCTCGCCGGAGCGTTCGGCGCGAACTACATCACCGGGCACGTGTCGAAGCGGCTGGACTTCTGATGCCCCGCGTAGGCCGCGTGCAGGTCGCCGTCGAGATCGTGGACGACGACGGCTCTACGACGATCCACGAGGCGATCGGCAAGCCGTGGGAGCACCGCGCACCGTCGATCTCGCTGACGCCCTCGCACGACGCGAACGGCATCCCCGACCTCGTGATGGTGTCAATCGACGTGGGCCTGGTCGCCGTCGCCGGTTCGAACCTGTTCACCGTGGACACGACGCCCCCGCCGCCCGCCGAGGTAGAGCCCGCCAGGCCGCAGTACCTCCAGATCGAGGAGAGCCCGAGATGAAGCGATGCCGGAAGCGCGGTCACCGCTGGGTCGTGATGGGATTCGACCCGAGCACGTTCGCCGGGACACGCCCGCTCGTGTTCCTGGAGTGCGGACGGTGCCCGGCCCGTATAACGGCGGAGATCGTCGCGCAGAGCGACTGCGGATAGTCTGAGCGCGGTGGCGTGCCCGAGAGGCCAGGGTGCGGCCTGCAAAGCCGTAGACGCGGGTTCGAGTCCCGTCGCCACCTCCAGACCTAGGCCGAACAGCCCGCAGATGCGAGAATGGCGACCATGAGCGCGCGCACGTACGTACCGATCCCCGGTGGCCCCGACCCCGCCGACCTGCCGGACATCGGCGCGATCACGCCGGAGGTGAAAGTCCCCGAGACGCCCGAGCGCCCCCGCCCGATGCAGAACAGCCTCGTCGCGTCCGCCGCACGAGTGACCGGCGCGACGATCAAAGACACCCGAGGCAACGCGCGCGGATCGACGGACTCCTGGCAGGAGGACGCCTGGGAGATGTACGACCTCGTGGGCGAGATGCGGTTCCTCGTGAACGTGCTCGCATCGCAGGCTTCCAAGGCGCGGTTCTACGTCGGCACGCTCGCAGACGACCCGACCGACCCGCCGGTGCCGGTGACCGACACGCGGCTGATCCAGGCGCTCGAAGCGATCGGCGACGGCCCGACCGGGCTCGCGCAGATCACGAAGCGGCTGTACATCAACCTGGAGGTGCCCGGAGACGGGTGGCTCGTCGGCATCCCGAAGCCGCTCATGCCCGATGCCCGCCGCGAGCGCAAGGCGATGCTGGAGAAGGGCGAGGACGTGCCGCCGATGATCTCGCTCGCCGACACGACGCTGGACGACCTCGTGTGGCGGATGCTGAGCGTGTCCGAGGTGAAGTTCGAGGAGAAGAACGTCATTCTCACGCTCGGCGACGACGGCGAGGACGATCAGGTCAAGACGAGCCCCGACGACGTGTACATGATCCGCGTGTGGGACTCGCACCCGCGGAAGGCGTGGGAAGCGGACAGCCCGACCCGCTCGGCCCTGCCGGTGCTACGCGAACTCGTCGGCCTGACCATGCACATCAGCGCGCAGATCGACTCGCGCCTGGCCGGTGCGGGCGTGCTCCTCACCCCGGCGAGCGCATCGAAGGCCGCGAAGATCGCGCTCCAGATGGACCCCGACGGCCCCGACGACCCGTTCACGGACGCGCTGATCGACGCGATGATCACCCCGATCAGCGACCGGGCGAACGCGAGCGCGTACGTCCCGCTCATCTGGACGGTGCCCGACGAGGCCGTGGACAAGTTCAAGTTCCTCGACTTCTCGAAGCCGCTCGACGCGCAGGCGAAGGAGATGCGCGACGAGGCGATCCGCCGCTACGCGCTGAGCGCCGACGCCCCGCCGGAACTCCTGCTCGGCGTCGGGAGCATGAATCACTGGGGCGCGTGGCTCGTGCAGGAGGATGTCGTTCGGGCACACCTGGAGCCGCGGCTGGCGCTCGTCGCCGACGCGCTGACGACGCAGTATCTCCGGCCCGTGATGGAAAGCCTCGGCGGGTGGACGCCCGAGGCCATCGAGAATCACGTGGTCTGGTTCGACGTAGAGCACCTGATCGTGCGCATCTCGAAGGGCGACGACGCCCGGCAGGCGTACCAGGATGGCGTGATCAACGCGCAGACCTACCGCGACGCGCTCGGCTTCTCCGAGGACGACGCGCCCGAGGCGGACAGCGCCGACCCCGCGGTGAGTACGGCGCTGGAGATGGTGAGCCGGGCGCCGAGCCTCGCGCAGACGCCGGGACTGATCGAACTCGTGCGGCAGATCAGGGCGATCATGTCGGGCGACACGAGCGACGACGTGGCGGTGGCGCCCGTCGCCGAGGAGGAGCCCGCACCGGAAGGCGAGCCCGTCGAAGGCCCGCCCGCTCCTGAGCCCGCCGAGGAGCCCGAGCCCCTGCCCGACTCGCTGAGCGCCGCGATCCAGAACGTCGCCCGAGTGCGAGCCCGCCGCAACCGCGAGATGGCTGGGGCGGGCAAGTGACCGGCATCCCAAGCCCGTGCCCGTGTTGCGGCGCCTACTCCCTGGCGCCGGATGCCGAGACGGTGACCCTCGTGGCGGTGTGCGACGTGCTCGTGGTGAAGGCGCTGGAGCGGGTCGGCGCGTTCCTGATCCGCGGCGAGCGGAGCCGATACCAGGCCGCGCGAGGGAAAGCCGTTCACACCGTACATACGATGTGGCAGGCGCCGGACGACATCACCGAGCGGGCGCTGAGGGGCGCATGGGACGTGGTGCCCGCCGTGCTCGACGCGCACGGATGCTGTGGGGTGACGAGCCTCCAGGTCACCGGCATGCTGAACGACTACGTTCACGACCTCGTGCTGACCGGCACCGAACACACGCTCCCCGAACTGGAGTACCGGTTCCGATCCCGTCTCGGGATGCCCGTCGGCGAGCACGAGCACGCGGAGGCGGCACATGGCTGACGACATGAACGTGACGAGCCCGAGCGTGGCGTTCGCACGGCAGGCCCGCATGGAGGCCCGCATCGAGCACGCGCTGGGAATGGCTCTCCGCGGCTTCCTCGGTGACGTGCGCGACCTCGCCGAGGCGCAGGGCAACCGGCTCGGCGCGGCGAGCGTGCACGAGCGCTGGACGTACTACACGAGCCCGTACATTCTGGAGCAGAGGCTTCCCACGGATGTCGCGGAGTACGTGAGCGAGAGCGTCGCGCAGAGCACCCTCCCCGACGACGTGTTCAACACCGTGACGAGCGTGTTCCAGGCGGCGGGCGACCAGCAGTGGTCGGCGGCGGAGGTGAGCGCGACCCTCGCCGAGGCTCTGGCCGTCGAGGGCCGCGAGGCGTTTCTGACCGCCGCGGGAACGACCGCCCGGAGCAAGACCCGCGACGCGGCCCGCAAGCGCGCCGAGGCCGCACGGAAGGCCGCGGTCAGCGCCCGGAGCGCCACGGCCCGCGCGAACGCCGCACAGGCCGAGCCGGAGCCCGAGGAGCCGAAGCGGCCACGACGCCGCAACGGCGCCGACTGGGGGGCGCTGGACGAGGGCGGCATGTCGTGGATGGACCGCATGAAGCGCGACGCCCGCACGGCGGTGACCGGCCTCGACGGGATGCTCTCGACGGCGGAGATGCGCCGCCGCGGGATGCCCTACAAGATGTGGGTCACGCGCCGGGATGAGCGGGTCCGCCACGAGCACGCCGCCGCCGACACGCAGACCGTCCCGACGGAACAGCCGTTCACGGTCGGGGGCGTGCCGATGATGCACCCCGGCGACCGGAGCGCCCCGGCCCGCCTGACGGTGAACTGCCGGTGTATCACGATCGGCGTGGACCGCGAGGTGCGCGGGACGACCGATCTCCCGTTCATCGCGCCGTGACTCTCGACACGCCGGAACACTAACCCGGATTAGGCGAAGTGCTCGAATCGGGGGTAGGCTGTATGTATCAGCCAAACACCCGCCGACGAAAGGCACACCATGAACACCATCTCCGCCGCCCCCATCACCATCGACTCGGGCGCCATCACCGGCACGACGATCCGCGCAGGCAAGGCCACCATCGGCCTCGGTGACATCGTGAGCATCGCAGGCTCCAGCATCCCCCGCGCCATCGTGGACATACACGACACGTTCGGCGCCCGCGCAGTCCGCGTGGACGGCGGCACGCAGGCCGTCTCCGTCTGGACGAAGCAGTACGCCCGCATGACCGTCGTGCGCACCGCCGCCGAGCACGCCGAGATCATCGCCGCGAAGGCCGCACCGAAGCCCCGCGCCACCCGCACCCCGAAGGTCGCACAGGAGGTCACCGGCGACGCGCAGGCACTCCTCCAGGACATCACCGACGCCGTGCTCGCCGAGGACAGCGTGGGCCGCAACCGCGCGATCATCGCCGCCGCGAACGCAGGCGTCGAGCGCAAGCAGATCGCCGCCGCCGCCGGGCTCCGCTCCGTGGGCCGCTACATCCGCGCCGCACAGCGCGAGGTCACGGCGTGAGCCGCATCCTCTACCCGCTCCCCACGCACTCAGCCGGGTACGTGGTGGAGCGGGCGGTGCACCCGGTGGACGAGTGCGACGAGTGCCGGGACTGGGCCGAAGCCTGCGCCCGCACCTGCGCCCTCGTCGGCCAGGCGAACGGCGGCGGCTACGTGACGAACACGAGCCCCGACGGCTTCACCCGGTTCCACGGCGCGAGCGTGATCCGCGACGACCTCGCGATCAACACCCGCCGCCCCCGCACCTGCCAGATCAGGCAGACGACCGTGATCGAGTCCCCGCTGTGCGGCCTGCCCGCCGTCGGCAAGCGCCACGGCGAGCACTGGGCCTGCACCGAGCACATCGGGCCGCGGTGATGGTGTCGTTCGAGAGCCCGAAGGCGCCCTACTTCGACGCCGAGCATGAGCAGTGGGTCGGCGAGCACGAGCGCTGGGAGAACGGCGAGACGCGCCGCGATACCGAGTGGTTCGACAGCCGCGAGGAGGCCGCACACTTCGCCCGCTACGGCGAGGGCTTCCGCACGAAGCGCGAGCCGGACCCGATGCCGAACATCGGCGATACGTGCTGTGGCAAGTGCCCCGGCGCGACATGCTATGTCGATCAGATCACGGGGGAGCGAGGATGAGCGAGGAGCGCCCGCTGGTGCGGGGAGAGGTCACCTACAAGGTGCATGTCGTCCACGAGGTCACGGCGAAGGTCGAGGCGCACACGACCGTGCTCCGCTCCGACGTTGCCGACTGGATGGAGAAGGCGCCCGAGGAGGTGACGCACGAGGACGTGATGGCGTACGTCGCCGAGGGCGGCGAGGACGAGGAGGCGCTGATAGACGAGAGCCGGTTCGAGTTGCGGAGCATCGAGGACTGGGACAGCCCGGAGGTCACCGTCGAGAACGAGGAGCGCGTCAGCATCGCACCGCCGTCGTTCGTACCCCTGTTCGAGGTGCCGTGATGCCGAACTACATCCACTGCCCGCACTGCGGCACGTTCCGAGACACGTCGAACCGCTACACGAGCCCGGCGAACGCCGAGCGCGACGCCCGCCTCTGGCGCGAGGAGCACGAGACGGGCGCGTGCGTCGGCGGGATGATCAAGGCCACCCGCGAGGGGCCGAAGATGGGCGACAACCGCCTGACGATCGACATGGGTCGCGAGATGGCCGAGTACGTCGCCGAGGTGCTGAACGAGGAGCCCGACCTACGCGCCCGGCGCCTCGCCGTGCTGATCGACACCGCCCTGGAGACGGGCGCCGCATCGCAGACGTTCGAGCGTCACTGACCCGCGAGGGCCGACAATCCTAGCGATCGTCGGCCCTCGCCGGTAGTCTGGGGGCCATGAGAGCATTCGACGCCCTGCGCCAGGCCGACGCTCGGCGTCGGATCGCCGAGACGACCTACCGCGACATCCGTGGCCTCACGTCCTACTCGATGGCCGCGGTCATCGCCGACGCACCCGTGGAGAACGCCGCCGACGTGCCGACGACCGCCTACTGGGCGGGACCGATCGGCATGGAGTCGGAACTGACCGGCGACGGACGCATGATCGCCGACGGCGCACTCCGCTGGGAGATCGCCGAGGGCAACCGGCCCCCGTACCGCTGGGTCGGGGAAGATGTCGGCGCGCACGACGGCGCCGTGACTGCCGGACTGATCTACGCGATCGAGCGACGCGACGGCGGCGTGATCTGGGCCGAGGGCGACTTCGACATGGCGACTGAGGCGGGCCGCGAGGCGTACCGCCAGGTGAAGGAAGGGCGCCAGAACGGCGTCTCGATGGACCTGGACGATGTGTCGTTCGAGATTCGCGTGGCCGCGGAACTGCTCGAAGGCATGGACGAGGGCGAGACGGTCGAGGCGCCGAAGCCGAACGAGGACGGCACGATCACCGTCGTGGAGATCAACAGCGGCGACGAGATCATGGTCACGACCGACGCGCTCGTGCGCGCCGTGACCGGCGTCGCCGTGCCCGCGTTCAAGAACGCCCGCATCGCCATCGTGGACAGCCTGGAGTCGGTGGACACCCCCGACGCCGAGGAGGACGACGCCGAGGACGAGGGCGCCGACTCGCTCGTGGCCGCGGCGCCGCTGAACCCGCCCGCCGCGTGGTTCGACAAGATGAGCCTCGACGGCCCGACGCCGCTCACCGTGACGAAGGATGGCCGCGTGTACGGCCATGCCGCGATCTGGGGCACCTGCCACATCTCGCACAGCGCGGGCGGCAAGTGCATCACCCCGCCGAACAGCCCGAGCGGCTACGCCTGGTTCCACACCGGCGCGCTGGAGACGGCGGAGGGCGATCTGGTGAGCGTCGGGCACCTGACGATGAACACCGGCCACGCCGAGGACGACCTGAGCCCCGCGGCGACGCTCGCGCACTACGACAACACGGGCACCGTCGCCGCTGACGTGCGCATGTACGAGGACCAGCACGGCATCCAGTACGTCGGCGCCCTGCGCCCGAGCACGAAGGGCGAGCGCCTGCGCGCGTTCATGTCGGCGCCGATCTCAGGCGACTGGCGCCGTGTCGGCAACGCCCTGGAGATGGTCGGCGCGCTGAGCGTGAACGTTCCCGGCTTCGGCGTGCCCCGCACCGGCGGACACGTGCGCGGCGACAACCTCGTGTCGCTGATGGCATCCGGCGTGATCGTGACCGTGGACGACGCGACCGCCGAGGCGCTGAGCGCCGACGACGTGAAGTGGCTGAACTCGTTCGTCGCGAGCGGCAAGCGAGCAGAACTGGCGGACATGATGGCCCGCCGTAACCGAGTGAAGGTGGAGGCGTTCGCACGCCGCCGGAGAGGACAGAGCAATGGGTGACTGTGGATGCAACAAGCGGGGGACGGCACCGACCGGCTCGACCGCTTCCCGGCAGGCGGCGCAGGCCGTCGCGGATCAGACCGCCGCGAGTGCGCGGCAGGCGCGAGAGCGGGCCGCGAACCCGAGCACCACGCGCATCGGCCCGGCGACGACGAGTGCCGGACGGACGCAGACGTTCGCACTCCGCGGGCGTGACGGCTCCACGAGCATCGTCGGCTCCGCCCTGGAGGCGCGCGCCGCGGTGATCCGCAACGGAAGTCAGATCGTCCCCTCGTAGCACGAGCCCCCGACACGGTGCCCCGCGGCCTCGCACAGCCGCGGGGCACTGTCGCGTCCGGGGGCCGGAGGTGCTACGCTCGTGCTCACAACCGGATGGCGGCTCGGGCCTCGGTGGATTGACAGTCCACCCCAGACCCCAGGAGTCACGAAATGGCACCCAAGACCCGCCGCCGGTTCCGTCCGTCGATCGTCAGCCTCGCCACCGCCTACGCGGAGCAGGCCGACGAGACGCTGGAGATTCCCGCGGACCTGTCCACCCTCTCGAACGATGACCTGACGGCGCTCTCGACGCGCGCAGGCGAGGCGTTCGACGCTCTGTACGGCGACGGCACCGCCGACCTCTCCACCGACGAACTCGCCACGCTCGGCGCCCTGACCACGGGCATCGAGGCGCTGGCCGCGGAGCAGGAGCGCCGCGACAGCGAGGCCGAGGAGCGCCGCACCGAGGCCGCGGCACTCGCCGCCCGCCGAGGCCAGGCACTCGGCATCGACGCGAACGACCTCACGAACGAGGACGGCGACGACGAGGAGGACGCCGACGGCGCCGACTCCGAGGACGGCGACGAGAACGACGGCGAGGACGGCGACGCCGACGAGAACGACGGAGACGACACCGACGCGGACGGCAACGCCGTGACCGCCGCCGGTCGCCAGACGATCAGCCTCGCGAACATCCGCCGCCGCGCCCCGAAGCAGGCGCGCACCCCGAAGCCGAAGGCCAAGACGGCGAGCATCACCGATGTGGCGTTCGCGGCCACCGGCGACCTCGGCGTGGCCGACGGCAAGGGCATCACCTTCGGCGACGCGGGCAAGATGCTCGAACAGCGCCTCAAGTCGTTCTCGGCCACGCAGTACCAGAACGCGCAGGGCCGCGGACAGCACCTCCGCGAGAAGATGCCGCTCATGCGCTTCGCCCGTCAGTTCCCCAACGAACTGAAGGCGTCCGCATCCGCCGACTCGGTGGAGGAGGCCATGAGCCGCGCCACCGACCAGTCCCGCCTCCCCGGCGGTGCGCTGACCGCCGCCGGATGGTGCGCGCCGTCGGAGAACTTCTACGACCTCTGCTACAACGAGAGCCGCGACGGCCTCCTGTCGCTCCCCGAGGTGCAGGTCACGCGCGGCGGCATGAACGTGCCCGTCAACCCGACCTTCGCCGAACTGTACTCGCAGATCGGCTTCCACTTCACCGAGGAGGACGCCGAGGCGGGCCGCTGGGCTCCGGGCGCGAACCCCGGCGACCCGAACGTGGTCGGCGACAAGCCGTGCTACGAGATCGAGTGCCCGGAGTGGCAGGACTACCGCCTCGAAGGTGACGGCCTGTGCATCACCGCCGACCTGCTCGGCGTGCGCGGCTACCCGGAGATGCTGGCCCGCGTCACGAACGGCGCGCTCGTCGCACACGACCACAAGATCAGCGCAGGCCGCATCGCGCGGATCATCGCCGGTTCGACCGCGATCAACATGACGACGGACACCGTGGGCGCGACCGCCCCGCTCCTCGCCGCGATCGAGGTTCAGGTGGAGCACTACCGCTACGCACAGCGGCTGTCGCGCTCGACCCTGCTCGAAGGCGTGTTCCCGTACTGGGTGCACGGCGCGATCCGCCAGGATCTCTCCGCTCGCCTCGGCATGGCCCTGTTCGACGTGACGGACGCCATGATCGACGGCTGGTTCCGCCTGCGCGGCCTCGTCCCGCAGTACGTGTACGACTGGCAGGCGCTCGACGCGACCGCCGCCGCCGCGACGCTGACGTGGCCGACGACCGTGGACTTCCTGCTCTACCAGGCGGGCACGTGGGTGGCCGGTGTCGATGACATCATCACCCTGGACACGCTGTACGACTCCGTCCTGCTCGGCCAGAACAAGTTCACGGCCCTCTTCACGGAGGAGGCGTGGCTGGTCGCGAAGCGGTGCGTCGATTCCCGCCGTATCCGCGTGCCGCTGTGCGCAGACGGCACCACGCACGCGGGCGTCCTGCTCGACTGCGACCTCGCCCCGACCCCCGAGCCCGCCGCAGGCTGACCAGAGATCACCGAGAGACGATAGGAGGTAGGCGCTGTGGCTAAGACCCCGCCTGCTACTGTCGCCGCCCCGGCCCGTACGCCACTGCCGTACGGGCTGGGCTCGGTGATCGCCTGGCGCACAGGCGATCGCTGGGAAGGCGGCGTCCAGTTCGAGTCGCTGACGTGCGAACCCGCCCTCGGGCGCGGTGGACCCGACTGCGATCCCGAAGCAACCATCCCCGGCCTGCCGAAGCCCCTCGAAGACTTCGACGGCCCGGTGTTCGACGGCCTCGGGACGACCTTCGCGATCTACGGGGAGTTCCAGTGCTCCCCGATCGGCGGCGGTTGGGACCGGGCGCAGTCCGGCGCCGAGGCACACCTGATCGCCCGCGAGGAGGCCCGCGCCGAGCAGGCTCTGTGGACGGGCGACCTGGGCCAGGTGCCGAACTTCTCCGGCGCGAACGGCTACGCCGCACCGGTGAGCGTCGGTGACTATGCCGACGCCGCCGCGGCCCTCGCGGCTGTGGAGCAGGGCATCGCCGAGCAGTACGGCTCGCTCGGAGTGATCCACATGAGCCGGGCCACGGCGACGCTCCTGCGGCGTTACCTGACGAGCCGCGGCGGTCGCCTGTACACGACCGCGCTCGACACCCCTGTGGTGGCGGGCACCGGCTACCCGGACGGCGAGATCGTGGGAACCCCCGCGATGTTCGGCTACCGGAGCGAGATCATGCCCGCGAGCGGTCGGCAGGGTGACCTCCTCGACCGCGGGCAGAACGTGATCTACGCGGTCGCCGAGCGCAACTACGTGCTCGGCATGGACCCGTGCCCCATCGTCATCGCATCCTTCGAGATGCCCGAGCCGATCGCTCCCGTGGCGGAGTAGGAGACACCATGCACAACGATGGAACCGGCCCCCGGTACGACCGCCCGCGTCGCCCGCGCACGATCACGCGCGACGAGGTGCGGCGCCCCGCCGAGCCGACCGAGTGGGAGTCGTACCAGGCGCTCCTCGCGCAGGGGATGGACGACGCGGAAGCGCGCACGACCATCTGGCCCGACAACGCCCTGATCTACGGCACCGGCGAGGACGGCGAACCCGTGCTCCTGCCCGTCGGCGAGGACGGGCTGACGGAGGTTCCCGAGGGCTTCGCCGAGGGCGACCCGTACCCCGTGCCCGAGCCGACCGGCGACACCGCCGACGGCGAGGACGACGACACCGAGGAGGAGCCGGAGACGGAATCCACCGCGGGAGACGCCGCAGACGGGGCAGGAGAGCCCGAGACGCCCGAGGTGACCCCGGAGGCCACGGACGCGGAGAACGCCGCAGAGGAGGCCACGGAGCCCGCCGAAGCGGACGACGCGACCGAGCCCGAGGCAGAGCCCGAGCCGGAGGCCGTCGCCGACCTCGGCTACGAGCCCGCCGACCACAACCGCAACGACGTGCAGGCGTACCTCGCCGAGCACCCCGACCAGACCGAATTCGTCCTCGACCGCGAGCGCAATGGCAAGGCGCGCGTCTCCCTGATTGGAGCCTGACATGGCAACCCACTGCTTCATCCCGCTCCTCGGCAAGCGCATCCGCGTCACGCCGCTGGACTCGTGCGGCAACATCCCCGCCGCGGCGGAGTACGTCGCGACCGACGGTTTCGTGACCGTCACCCTCTCCTCCGAGGTGGAGGAGGGCACGGAGATCATCGTCCGCAAGGCGAGCGGTGCCCTGTGCGTGAACGAGAAGATGGCGGACTCGTTCAAGCGGTTCACCGTCGAGATCGACTTCTGCGGCGTGAACCCGTCGCTCCTGGCGATCGTCTCCAACGCCGTGCCCTACGAGGACGCGACGGGCGACGTGATCGGCTTCACCGTCCCCGAGGGTGAGATCGCCAAGTGGTTCTCGCTCGAACTGTGGACCGGCCTGAGCGGCGCGGTCTGCGAGCCCGGCGCCGAGGAGGCCAGCGGCTACATGCTCCTCCCGTTCGTCGTCGCCGGTGTGCTCGGTGACATCGAGATCGGCGGCGAGGACGCGATCACGTTCTCGCTGACCGGCGCCGCGACCAAGGGCGGCAACAACTGGGGCACGGGCCGCTACAACGTGGTCCTCGACGGCGAGGGTGACGCCGCGCCGCTGTCCACCGCGATCGACCCGTTCGATCACCTGCTCCTCATCGACACGGCTCTGGCTCCGCCGCCCGAGGCGTGCGACCCGGTGGCCGTTCCCGCGGCGCCTGTCGGCCCGTAAGCGGAGCACCGAGTGGCTACGGACGAGGGCGGGGCTCCTGTGATGGCGAGCCTCGCCCTCGACCCGTCCCTGATCGAGACGGAGACGTGCGGCTGGCCCGTCGTCTACGCCGACTGCGGCGGGTCGTGTGATGCGTACGAGCGCTGGCCCGAGGCGGAACGGGAAGCGGCGCAGGCTCTGTTCGAGGCGCAGGCGATCGACCTGCTCTGGAACTGGACCGAGCGCATGTACGGCGTGTGCCCGACGACGATCCGGCCATGCCGTGACGACTGCGGCGGCGCCAGCGCGACCTCCACCTTCTGGGGCCGCGGCCCCGGCTACGACCCGTCATTCCCGCGCGCAGGCCGCGGCGGGACGAGCACGGGAGGCTGGACGCCGGTACTGATCGGCGGCAAGTGGATGAACGTCGGCTGTGGGTGCCTGTCGGCCTGCCGGTGCGGCATCGACGGCGCGCACGCCCTGAGCCTGCCCGGCCCTGTGCAGAGCATCACGCAGGTGCGGGTGAACGGGGAGATCGTGCCGCCGAGCGCGTACCGCGTGGATCACAAGCGCCTGCTCGTGCGGATCGACGGGGGCACCTGGCCCGCGTGCCAGAACCTGCTCGCCGAGCCGACCGAGGAGGACACGTTCGAGGTGACCTACGAGCGCGGCATCCCCGTGCCCGTCGGTGGCATGGTCGCCGCCGGGCGCCTCGCCTGCGAACTCGCGCTCTACGCCTGCGATGACGAGGACTGCGCGCTCCCCGAGCGGTGGCAGAGCATCCAGCGGCAGGGCATCAGCATCACCGCGGCACTGTCGAACGAGAAGTGGCACGACACCGGCATCTGGAGCATCGACAACTGGGTGAACTCGATCACGGAGCGGCCCCGAGGCTTCGCCGCTGTGCGGTCGGTTGACCGCCCGCCCCGGAGGTACTGACATGGCGACCGACCGCATCGGCCCGATCATGGCGGAGTACGTGACGGCGGCGGTCGCGGTGCTGACCCCGACCCCCGACCGCATCATCACCTACCAGCCCGGCGAGGAGGTCGCGTGGGACGGCGGGTGCGAAGGGCAACTCGCCGCCCGAGTGATCGCCATCGACATGCAGGCACCGCAGGCCAACGGCCAGGGGATGATCTGCGGCGGCAACTGGTGGAACGTGCGCCTCGGCCTGTCGCTGATCCGGTGCGTGAAGGGCATCGACGGCGAGGGGCGCCGGGCGAAGGTGCCGACGGCGGAGGAGATCACGAACGACGGCGCGCAGATGCTCGCCGACATCGCCGCGCTCCAAGAGGTCGTGATGTGCGTCGGCTGGACCGCGGCGAACCCCGCACCGGCGTGGCAACCGCTCGGCCCGAACGGCGGACGCGCGGGCGGCGAGTGGCAGTTCACGGTGCGCACGAGCGTGTGCGCCTGCCCGAACCCGCTCCCGTGGGACCACGCCGAGGAGCCCGCGACCCCGGAGGCGTGACGTGGCGAAGGTGAAGGTCAGCATGAGCCGCGGCGCCACGGTGAAGGTCATCGGCCCGATGGTCGATCAGGCGGCGTACCGAGCCGCGCAGGCGAGCCGAGGTCGGGCGATCTCGAACATCCGAGCCGCGGGCCGTGTGGACACGGGCGCGATGATCGCCGGGCTCCAGGTGCGCGTGCTCGCACGCGGCGGGCTGAACGTCGCCTACGCGGTGTACTCGTCGGCACCCTACGCGGTGTACCAGGAGTACGGCACCCGCGCGCACGGGCCGCGCACGGCGAGCGTGATGGTCTTCACCCCGAAGGGCGGCGGGACGGTGTTCGCCACGTGGGTCCGCGGCGTGACCCCGGCGTACTTCATGACGCGGGCGATGCAGAGCGCAAAGGCATCTGACGCTGTGGCCTAACCGCTGATAGCATCGACCCCATGAAGTCCATCACAATCGACGCTCAGCCGCGCGAGCAGGTCACCGTCCACCTCGTCGGGAAGCCGTACCTCCTGACGCCGCCGAAAGCCGCCCTCGGCATCGAACTCGCCAAGAAGGCGACCGCCGCGCAGGCATCCGGCGACATCGAGTCCATCTGGGGCGAGATCATGGGCTGGCTGACGATGGCCGTCGGCGAGACGCAGGCGGCGGCGATCCAGGCGCGACTCGATGACAACAACGACGACCTCGACGTGATCCACATCATCGAGGTCATGGAGAAGGTCATCGAAGCCGTGACCGAGAACCCTTCTTCGTCGTCCTCCGACTAGCCCGCCTGGCGGACGACAACTGGCCCGACGTAGACGGATACGCCGTCGGGCACGGGCTCGCCGACCTGCGCGACCTGCCGATGGAGCGATTCTGCAACTTCGTCTGGTGGCTGTGGACGCGCAACGGCGACGAGAAGGACAAGGCGAAGTTCAAGGCCCGACTGTGGCAACCCCCGAAGGGGCAAGCCGTGACCGACCGGCGGAGCCCGTGGAGCCCGGAGAACGAGAGCAAGGCGTTCGGGGCTCTCCAGTCGGCGCTCGGCCTCCAGAAGCCGAAGGACGCGCCGAAGGCGACCGACTCGCGGGTGATCCCCGTGCGGAAGCCTGGTAGCCCGGTCACGTAACCGGTACGCTGGGGGCGGGCCGTGATTCCCCGCCCCACTATCACAAGGGGCTCGCTGGCGGTAGGGCCGGAGCCGATCGACACGCGCTGACCGCGCGAGGAGTTCGGCATGGCAAACGGCGGCAACATCGGCTCGGTGACCATCACCGTCGAAGCCGACGCTTCCGACATCCCAGGCGATGTCGAGAAGGCCGCGAAGGGGCTCTCCGGGGTAGGCGAACGGCTCGGACGCATCCTGAATCAGGGGCTCGCGAACGGCTTCCGCTCGACGGCGCAGAGCCTGATCAAGCCGGTACAGGACTCGATCGTTTCCGGGCTCCAGAGCGCCGGGTCGAAGGCCGGAGCCGCACTGACGACGGCCCTCGCACCGGTAGCCCGCCCCCTCCAGAATCTCGCATCCGGCTTCATGGACAGCGCCGCCGCCGCGTCCGCCCTGACGGGCCGCATGGGCTCGGTCGGCGGGGCGATACGCACCGCCCTACAGCCCGGCATCTCCGGGCTGACGAACCTCGTCGCGGGCTTCAACGACAACAAGGCCGCGGCGTCGTCGTTCACCGGAGCGATGGGAACGATCGGCGGCATCGCATCGAAGGCGTTCTCCGCCGCGGGCTCCGCGGCCAGCGCATTCGGCGGCGTCGCACGCAAGGCGTTCGACGGGCTCGTGAGCGTCGCGCAGGGCGTGTGGAGCCGAATCACCTCGGCGGCGTCCAGCGCGTTCGCCGCCATCGGCCGGAACATGACGGCCACACTGAGCACCGCCGGGAAACTCGCCGGGACCGCCGTTGCCGCGACTGTCGGCACCGCCCTGACCAAGGGCTTCTCCCGACTCGAAGCGATCGACACGGCGACAGCGAAACTGACCGGCCTCGGCAACAGCGCCGCCGACGTGGACAAGATCATGACGGCGGCGACTGCCGCCGTGCGAGGCACCGCGTATGGGCTCGGCGACGCCGCGAGCGCCGCCGCGCAGTTCGCCGCCGCCGGTGTGCCGCTCGACGGCATGCAGAGGAGCCTCAGCGTGCTCGCGAGCGCGTCGTCCGTCGCGGGCGCCGACATGAGCGAGATGACGACCATCTTCGGGAAGGTCGCGGCCACGGGCAAACTGAACGGCGAGGTCGTCCAGCAACTCGCCGAGCGCGGCATCCCGATCCTCTCCCTGCTCGCCAAGCAGTACGGCGTGACGGGCGAGGAGGCGCAGAAAATGGTGTCGGAGGGCAAGGTCGGCTTCGAGGACTTCCAGAGCGTCCTCGAAAAGAACCTCGGCCCCGCCGCCGCCGCGATGGGACAGTCCTTCTCGGGCATGCTCCAGAACGTAGGGGCCGCGCTGGGACGACTCGGCGCCGCCGCGCAGGCGCCCGCGTTCGGAGCACTAAAGACCCTGTTCCCGCCGATCATGTCGGCCATCGACCAACTGACGCCGGTCGTCGCGGCGCTCGCCACCGCGCTCGGTGAGCGGCTGGCTCCGCTCGTGCAGGGGCTTGCCGACGCGCTGAGCGGCATCGACCTGACGGGCTTCGTCGCGAGCCTGACCGGAGCCGGAGGTGGCGCCGCGTCGTTCGTGGACAGCCTCGCACCGCTGACCCCGATCCTCGGCCTGCTCGCGGGCGCCCTCGGGCCGCTCCTGAGCGGGCTTCCGGTGATCGGCGGACTGTTCACCGGCCTGACGGGGCCGGTCGGCCTGTTCGCGGGCGCCCTGGTGGCCCTGCTCGCGTTTAAGCCTGAGACGCTGATGGCCGGATTCGACTCGCTCGCGGGGAGCCTGCCCGGCATGGTGACGGGCATCGTGAACACGATCTCGACGCTCGTACCGCAGATGGTGAGCCGGATCGCGGCGAACCTGCCGATCTTCGTCACCGGCATCCTGAACCTCGTGACCGCCGTGATCCCCGCGCTGACGGCGGCGATCCCGATGGTCGTACAGACGTTCGCGACGCTGATCCCGCAGATCGTGAACACCCTGCTCATGGCGATCCCACAGATACTGATGGCGGCGCTCGGCCTGTTCCAAGGCATCATCCAGGCGCTCATCACGATCATCCCGCAGGTCGTGACGAGCCTCGTCGCGATGCTCCCGCAACTCGCTACCGCGCTGATCACCGCCCTGCCGATGATTATCGAGGCGGCGCTGGCCCTGTTCATGGGCCTCGTGAACGGGCTTGTCGAGGCGACGCCGATCATCATCGCGGCGGTGCTCGAACTACTGCCCCAACTGATTACGACCCTGCTCGGGATGCTCCCGACGATCATCTCCTCGGCGCTCGAACTGTTCCTCGGCGTCGTGACCGGCCTGCTCGAAGCGATCCCCACGATCCTGACGAGCCTGCTCGGCATGCTCCCGCAGTTGATCGGGACGCTCCTCGGGATGATCCCGCAACTGATCCAGGGCGCCGTGCAGTTGTTCACCGGCATCGTGAAGGCGCTCCCGATCATCCTGCCGAAACTGATCGACGCGCTGATCAAACTCGGCCCCGAGATGGTGAAGACCCTGATCGGGCTCGTGCCGCAACTGCTCCAGGCGGGTGTCGATCTCATCGGCGGGCTCGTGTCCGGCCTGTGGGAGGCGGCGGGCTCCGTCGGCTCGGCCCTGCTCGACATCGCATCGAACGCGATCGGCGGCTTCCTCGACTTCCTCGGCATCCACTCGCCGTCGCGCCTGTTCGCCGAGTTCGGTAAGAACACGATGCAGGGCTACGTCGCCGGTATTCAGAAGATGGCCGGGCAGGTGGACAAGGCGATGCAGGACGTGATCGAACCCGCGACCGCGAACGTCTCGGTCAGCGGCACGCCGACCATCGGGCCGAACGCGAGCACGACGACGGGCACCGGAGGCCCGCAGGACAACCGCCGACAGACGATTATCGAGGAGGGCGCCGTGAAGGTGGAGGGGCCGGACCCGTACAAGGCGGCACAGGAGACGGCGGACGCGCTGGCAGAGAAGGTGGCGGCATGAGCGCCTACGAGGGCTACCTGTCGCTCGGCGGGAACGAGATCGTCAACAACGCGCGAGTCCGCGGGTACGCCGAGACGGCGCAGTGCCCGATGTGGTGGCTCCGCGGGCCGTACTGCGCGAGCATGGCGGATGCCCTCGGGCAGGAGGTGTACAGCGCGCAGACGATGAACGATGCGCCCTGGTACGACACCGACACCCCCGACCGCTCGCGCCGGTTCTTCGGCGCGTTCGCGACGAGCATCACTGGCGTGTACGACAGCACCCGGAGCGCGAGCGTCGTGGAGGGCGTGGACGACGGCGGGCGCGTGGGCCGGGTGCGCAAGCGTGCCCGACAGGTGAAGGTGAAGGCGCTCCTGATGGCTCAGGGCCGCGACGCGCTGGAGTACGGCATGGCGTGGATGAACGCGGCGCTCGACCCCGGAGCGTGCGGCCAGCACGGCGACACCTGCGGGAGCACCGACCTGGAGTTCTTCGTAGACTGCCCGCCCGCGCGCGGAACCGTGCAGGAGTGGACGGCGTGGCTCGATGCCGCCCGCAACCTGTACACCTACCCGTCATTCGAGGCGTCGCTGGGAACGACGGAGGCCCGCCGGAACGAGTGCACGAACCCCCAGCCGACAAGCGTGGGAGCGGGGACACCGTTCGGATGGGGCGGCGCGACCGCGACCGTCGCGGCACCGTGGAACCCGGCACGTCTCGCCGCCCGCGTGAATGCGAACGGCGCGAGCACCCCCTACATCTTCTCCGCAACCGCCAATCGAGCGTTCGTCGTCGGCGACATCATCACCATCCGGGCGAAGGTGCGCGCGAGCAAGGGATACACGTTCCGACCGCACATCCGCACCGGAAACTACTACTTCCCGCAGTCTGTCGTCGTGAGCAACGCCGACGCGCCCACCTGGCGGGAACTCGTGCTCACGTTCACCACGGACCGCGCCATCGCCGCCGCTGACGGCCTGGACGTGAGTATCGTTTCCACGGCGGGCTCGGGTGTCGTCGGCGAGTTCCTGGACATGGGCGACGTGCTGATCGAGAAGGTCGAGAACACCGCGCGGCAAGAGCCGTACTTCGACGGCGGGATGAGCCCCGACAGCGACCTCACGCCATCGTGGGTAGGCGCCGCGAACGCGAGCGCATCCATCCTGAGCGGCGCCCGACCGATCGTAGGGACGAACGGAACGATCGTCGCGGTGCGCTCGGGACAGTGGGCCGAGTCAGGCGACTACAGCCTTCGCCTGATGCCGCGATACCCGACCGCCGGGAGCGGCTACTTCGACGTGCTCTCGATCGGCGGGCTCGAACGCGGCAAGACGTACACGGCCCTCGCGACCGTGCGCAAGACTGCCGCCACCGGCAACAACCGGGGCGGGCTCCTCTACGTCGGCCAGGAGGCGGGCACCTCGCAGACGGCCTATGCGCCGAATGCGGCAGGTGAGCACAAGATCAGGATCACCTTCACGGTCGGGGCGACCGGATACGGGTATCTGCGCGTCTACCACGGCGGCGCCGCGGGCGAGCCCGATATCTGGTTCGATGACCTCGCTGTGGTCGAGGGCGCCTACGACGGCGAGTTCTTCGACGGGTCTACCGAGGGCGACGACTTCACCCGGTACGTGTGGGCGGGAACGCCGGAGCAGTCCACGACGACGATGCAGACGCGCCAGCAGTTCGATCGCCCGCAGACGGACGCCGAGTACGCGCCGTTCGTGGACGAGGCTCGCCGCTACCTGCACAACGTCGTCGCGGTGAGCGGGCCGCTCATCACGGCAGAGTACGAGGTGAACGGCTTCCACGCATACGAGGTGGAGATCGTGTTCGTCGCCGAGCGCCCGTGGGTCTACTCGGTGACGCGGCCTGTCGAACTGCCGACGACGGCGAGCACCGTCGTGGAGGACATCGCACACAACCTGACGCCGTTCCCGAGCGCGGAGCGCCCCGGCGAGGAGGTGCTGACAGCGCTCAACCTGAGCACGAACCCGAGCGCCGAGACGAACCTGACCGGGTGGACAAGCATCGCATCCATCGTGAGCGGCGCCGACCCGGCGCCGTACCTGGCGGCGATGGACCGGAGCGGGGAGAAGTTCGCGGCGGGCATCTGGAGCGTCCGCCGCCGACTGCTCGGCACGGCGACCGTCGCCAGCGGCAGGGCGGGCGTCCTGCTCTCGCAGGTCGTCGCCCTCGGCGCCCGCCCGGCGAACACGCGCTACTCGGTGAACATCTGGGGCGCCCTGACGAATCAGGGCGGCTCGGGAACGGTGCTCCGCGAACTGCGGGCGTACATCATCTGGAGCGGCGGCGCCGGGCGCACCGATCAGATCGCGTTGACGACCGACCCGGCGGTGATGGCTGAGGGTCTGCCGTTCATCGCGAAGTCGATCCTCCCGCCCGCCGGTGCCACACAGGCGAATGTCGTCCTCCGCGGTGAGTTCGACTGGGCGTCCGGGCCATCCCCATCCGACATCCGCATCTACGCAGATGCGCTCGCACTGACGATCCCGTAAGAGGAGGCGATCACACATGGCTACCAGCGGCTCCGCAACCGACCCGTACTCCGGGCGCCCCGCGTTCAACCTGTACATGGTCGTGTCCCGCTACGCGATCAGCGGCACGTCGTCCCGATGGGCGATGACGCTGTATGCCCGGAACCCGAACGAGTCCTCGCTGACGTACGCGCTCGACTGCCTCGGCTGGTCGGCGAACGTCGCCGGGACCGGCTTCTCCGGGTGTCACAACCTCGACTTCCGAGGCGGGCAGGCGAGCCTCACGCTCGGCTCCGGCGTGTCCGGCTGGGTCAATCAGGGCACCGGCACCCCGACGATCTCGTTCAGCGCGAGCCACGGCGGATCGGTGTTCGGGACGGCGAGCCTGTCGGGCTCGTTCGCGGCGGATCGCCTCGTCACGACGGTGCCGGGCGCACCCCCGGCGGTGCAGTTCCTGTCGGGTCGGTCGTACACGAGCATCCCGTTCCAAATCTTCCAGCCCGCGAGCAACGGCGGATCGGCGGTGCTCGACTACCGCATCCAGGTCGCTACCGACAACGTGTTCAACGAGATCGTGTCGGAGTGGACCGGCACGGGCTCCATTCAGACGGTGACCGGCCTGACGCCGGGCGTCGTGTACTACTTCCGCTACCGAGCCCGGAACGCGAACGGTTCGGGCAACTGGAGCCCGGTCGCCTCAGCGAACTCCATCGCCGCGCCGACGCCGCCGGTCCTGACGGTGACCCCGGCGCCGAACGGCACGCAGGCGACCGTCTCGATGGTGCCGTTCAGCGGGGCGACGAACGTCACCGGGTGGCGGATCGAGCGCCGCATCCAGGGGCAGACGACCGTGACGGCGACGAACGTGGCGGCGAGCCCGGCGCTCATCGAGGCGCTGATCCCCGGCACGACGTACGAGTGGCGCGTCATCGCCCTGTACCGCGACGGCGAGAGCGCACCGAGCGCATGGCAGGCGGCGGTCCAGCCTGCACCGGCGACGAACCCCGGCGACTACTTCGACGGGAGCACGGCGGCGACGCCGGATCAGTCGTACGAGTGGAACAGCACGACGAACAACTCCCAGTCGTCCGCGTACGGTGTGCTCCCCGAGGGCTGGGCGCCGTTCGAGGAGGCCGCAAACGAGTCCGGTGGCACCGGCGTGGTGCACCGGGTGACCGGAGGCCGCACAGGCGCGTACAGCGCCCGCGCGACGTTCTTCTCCGACGCGGACAGCGACGGCTTCCGTCTCGGGCCGAGCCTGAGCGCGCCCGGCTGGAGCGACGTGGCCGAGGGCGGCGTCTACTTCGGCTCCACGCACGTGCAGTTGCCGAAGGCGCAGAGGCTCGCCGCGCTGATGGTGTTCGCGAACGACGCCGGGGTGATTCTCGGCGAGGCGCTGGGCGACGCGCAGGCCATCCCGCCGAGCGGCACCGTCTGGACGCGGCTCGTCGCGAGCGGGCAGGCGCCCGTCGGTGCGACCAAGGCGACCGTCTACGCCGTGGACGTGCCGGGAGACATGTGGCACCTGTGGCTCGGCGGCGATTCCTACCAGGCTGACGACGTGATGGTGTCGGTCGGCGCGCTGTACCCGTGGTTCAGCGGTGACACGCCCGATACGGCGCAGTTCGAGTACGACTGGGAGGGCACCCCGAACGCGAGCCCGAGCGAGCGGACCCCGCTCGCCGTGAGCACGAGCGACCCGCTCGCCGATCCCGACTGCCCGCCGATGCCGCTCCCCCCGCGCCCGCCGATCGTCGCCGACGACTGCATTCAGGAGGTCGGCCAGTGGCGGCGGTACTGGGCGATCATCCCGGAGAACGAGATCGCCTACTGGATCGCGACGATCCCGACCCTGACGATCACGACGCAGGGCGGACCCGACGGCGCTGTGCGCCAGGTGCGCATCCGCTACTACCCGAACCCGGAGAACACCGTCCCGGCGGACTTCGACGCGAGCGACTGGGAGGCGGAGCAGATCGTCTCCTACATCCCGCCGAGCACGGTCCTCACGGTGAACGGAGTCAGCGAGCGCGTGTTCGCGAGCGTGAACGGCGCCGACGCCATCGCCGCCGACAGCCTGCTCTACGGCACCGGCGGCACCCCGGCAACGTGGCCCGTGATGGCGTGCGGCTCCGGCTACCTGATCTCGTTCGATGTGCCACTCGATACCATCGTGGGGAACCCGACCATCGAGGTCGCGCTGACGCAGAGGATGACGTGATGGCAGTGATCGGCCAGTACGGGGAGCCGTGCGTCGCAGGGCACCGAGCGCTGATCTTCGACCGCGGCGGAGCCCGCAAGAAGCACACGCTGGTGGACCTTGCGAGCGTGGAGTGGGGGCGAGCCCGCGACGAAAAGACGCAGGCCATCGTGAAGGTCACGGGGCAGTCGTGCGACGCGCAGACGACGACGCTCCAGCAGATCGAACCGCACCGGCACGAACTCGTCCTGTTCCGCGGCGGCGGGCGCGTCTGGGACCGCGTGTGGGAGGGGCCGATCGAGGAGGTCGCGACGCAGAGCGACAACGCGCAGATCATGGCCTACGACGTGCTCCACTACCTCGACAACAACCCGCTCTCGAAGGACTGGCCGCTGGAGACGGGCACACCGGTGAGCGAGTCGTCAGCGCTGATGACCGAGCGTGTACGGGCGATCCTGGAGCACGAACTGGTCGAGTCGTACGACATGGTGACGGGCACCGGCGGCGCCACGCAGACAGTGACCGTGCCGCGGTGGGACGGCGCCGGGATGGAGCCGCCCGCGAACGTGTTCCCCTACCTCGACATCCGGTTCAGCGACTCGCTCCTGACCCGATCCTCGACGCTCGCATTCGAAATGATGATCGGCGAGCACCTGTCGAACCTCGCCGAGGGCGGGCTGGACTTCACCGTGATCGGGCGGAGCCTGATCATCTGGGACTCGGCGAAGGCCATCGGGCGGACGCGCACCCTGACCGAGAGCGACTTCTACGGCGACCCGAGAGTGATCGCCAGCGGGAGCAGGCACGCGGCCATCGGGCACGTGTCGGCACAGCGCGCCGAGGAGACGGACCCCGACGTTCCCGTGGCGGCGGCTGTCGGTAATGCGGGAGCGAGCGATCCCTACTACGGGCCGTGGACGACGCTCGCGAGCCTCGCCAGCGAGGAGGGGTCCGACGACCCGACGCAGGACGAACTCAACTCGCAGGCACAGCGCACCATCGTAGGCCGCAACCCCGTACCCATCGAGGTTCGGATGCCCGACGGCGCCGGACTGCGGCTGTCGCACGACCTGACGATCAACCACCTCGTGCCGGGCACGGTGATGCCGCTCCTCGCACGCCTGAACCTGCGCCGCCTGTCGCAGGATCAGCGGCTCGACCGCGTGAAGGTGACCGAGACAGCCGAGGGTGAAGCGATCACCGTCACGCTGAGCCCGGCGGGCACCGCGACGGAGGTAGCCGCGTGAGCAGTGGGAACAAGCCGGTCCCCCGGACGATGGAGGAGATTCTGCGGGACACCCGCAGTCGGCTTCTGCGCGTCGAGCGCCGCCTGAGCGTGCGCGGCGGGCTCCCGGCACGCCTCGGCCCGAACGGGGCGCAGGTGACGGACTGGAACCTCGCGACGGAGGCGGGCTTCTACTGGTCCGAGGCGGCGGCGCTGAACAATCCGGTCGGCAACGTGGCGACGGGCATTGTGACGGTGAAGCCGAACGGGGCGAACCCGCGCGTCCTCCAGGAGGTGTTCTTCCCGACGACGACGGACAGCGCCCGAGGCCGCTCATGGCGGCGCGTGCTGAACATCTCGACCGGCGTATGGTCCCCGTGGGTGCGGGTCGGCAACGGCCCGTGGAACGGGACCGCCGCACAGCGCGCCGCGAGCCCGTCGCAGTACTGGGAGTTCTGGCAGGACACCGACGGCGATCAGGGGCTCTACGTCGGCAACAAGACGGGCGGCTGGCGCCGGTTCTCGGGCGTGGACGCTGTGGCGGCAGGCGCGTGGGCCATGAACTCCACGTCCGGCACGGTGACGACCGTAGGGCGTACCGTCGTGTTCACGATCCCGACGGTGCTGGAGACGACCGAAACGCTCCTCGTCACGGACACGAACACCGGAACCGGCTACGGCCTCTCTGCCGTCACCGCCGTGGTACGGAACCCCACGAACACGGCCCTCACCATGCGCCACATGCAGTTGGGGTCCACCGTCCAGCAGTCTCTCTCAATCGCCTGGCAGATCGTCCAGCACTAACGAAAGGATCACCATGCCGACCACGAACGAACACATCGAGGCGCGCGACGACCTCGACCTCCAGCGCAGGCTCATCGCCGCCGCCGAGCAGATGGAGATTCCGAACGCGCAGAGCGCCGTCGTCTCCGTGCTCGGCACGCTGATCTCCCGTCCGATCACCGTCAACGGCGAGGAGACGACGATCACCCGCGTGCACGCCTACGCCGCGAACGTGCGTCGCGAGCACCTGGCAGACGACAAGGCGCTCCCGCCCGGCCTGAACCCCGGCGCCGTGACCGACGACCACCTGCGCGCGGCGCTCACCGCCGTCATCCAGCCCGCCGAGGTGCCGCCGGTCGGCGGGGGCGTAGCGGAAGCCTAACCGCAGGTGGGAGAATCGACACCATGACTGATCCGACCGTACTCGCCATCCCGTCGATCCAGCAGATGTTCCCGGACTACGACCCCGAGGGCGACATCGACGCACAGTGGGAGCGATACAACGCCGAGGTGACGCGCCTCGCGAAGGACGCCCTCACCACGGCGCCGCTCGTGGAACTGGTCTACCCGAACGGGCAGATCGACCGGGTGCGGCTCGACGCATTCGGACGCCTGGAAGGTCTGGCCGTGCCGGGTGACCCCGAGCCCGAGCCCGACCCCGAGGTGATCCCATGACCGGCACGTTCTGGCCGAACGGGAGCCGGTCGGATGTCGTGCCACCGAAGCCGGGCGTCGCATCCAGCGGCTTCCGCGCATCGAGCGAGTACGGGTGGCGCTTCCACCCGAACGACCACGAGTGGCGCCTACACGCGGGCATCGACCTGATCGGCTGGACGACGATTCTCAGCCCCGCCGACGGCGAGGTGACCTACGCAGGCTGGAACGGAGGCTACGGCAACCTCGTGGAGGTGACACGCGCGAACGGCGACTCGTTCCGCATGGCGCACAACCGGAGCATCAACGTCTTCCGCGGCCAGCGCGTGAGCGCCCTCCAGCCGCTCGCCATCATGGGCACGACCGGAAACAGCACCGGCGTGCACAGCCACTTCGAGACGCGGCCCGGAGGCGGCGCCACGATCGACCCGCGGGACTTCATGGCCCGCCAGCCCGTCCCCGGACCATCCGGCGGCGGGAGCACGACCCCGACCACCCCGAAGCCCGAGGAGGCTATCGACATGAACAGCGGCGTCTACTACGAGAACGGGAAGAACACGCTCGTCTACATGGTGTTCAACACCGAGAGCGGATGGTTCCACGAGTTCGGCCAGGGCACCGGCGGCGGCGCCATGCCCGGCGACTACAACAACGCCCTCGCGCGCGCGCTCGGCACGCCGTCGTGGGCGAAGATCACCAAGGGCCACGCCGACGCGATCAAGCGCGGCCTGACCGCCGTCCAGCCGCGGGCGATCCCGTCTGAACTGACGGTCGATCTCGACCGGGCGGGCGTGCTCGCCGCCGCCGGGCTGACGGCGTGAGCGGCCCGTACACGATCCACGACGCGGACGGCGAACTGGTCGCCGGGTCGGACGAGATCGACGGCATGGCGACGCTGACCGCCGACGAGCGCGGCGGCACCATCCGCGACGCCGAAGGCAAGACGGTCTACCCGTGATGTACAGCGGACTCCCCCCGAAGCAAAGGGTCGTCGTCAAGACGACCCTGATCGCGGCGTGGGCGCTGTCCGGCCTCGCGGGGGCGTCCGCTGTGATCGCGAGCCCGAACACGATCATCTCGGAGATCGGGCTGTGGGGTACGGTGCTGAGCGGCGCTCTCCTGATGCTCGCGACGCTGATCGCCGTCGTCGGCGTCGCCGCGAACCGGTATCACCTGGAATGGATCGCGAGTTGGGGCGCCGCGACCGCGCTCGCACCGTACCTCGTGACGGTGTGGGCGCTCGTGTTCACGGACACCGCGACGCGGAGCACGCAAGCATTCCTCGTCACGTCGCTCGTCGCGTTCTACATCTCTCGCGCCGCCCTGTGCGCCGCGCACGCCGCGAAACTGCGCCAGGATCACACCCTGAGCACCGCGACGCTCAACACCATCACAGAGGGGGAAAAGGCGGATGACCGCGGCGATGGTACTGGCGGCTGATGCGGCAGGGAGCGAGGGCATCCCCTGGCTCGGACCCGCAATCGCCGTCGTCACAGTCCTCCTCGGAGGTGGCGGGCTTGCCGCCCTGTTTCGACTTCGGCATGACAAGCGCATCGGCATCGCACAGCAGGAGACGGCGGAGGACGACGCACTCTCGAACCGCTGGAAGGCGATCATTGAGGCGCAGACCGCGAGCCTCCTGGAGCCGATGACGAGACGGCTCGCCACACTGGAGACGACGGTCGGACGGCTCGAAACGGAGTTGACCGACAGCCGCAAGAAATACTGGTCCGCGATCGGCTACATCCGCTCGCTGAACACGTGGATCGCACGACACCTGCCCGAGTCCGTCGAGCAGGTTCCCACGCCCCCGGCGGTCCTCGCCGAGGACATCTGAGACAGGAGCAAACCGATGGACAACCTGATCCCCACCGACATGACCGACGCCGCGATGTGGGCGGTGATCGTGGGCTTCTTCGTGCCCGTGATCGTCAACTTCATCGTGAACGCGAAGTGGAGCCCGGCGGTCAAGAGCGCGGTCGCGTTCGTCGCGAGCGCCGTCGCCGGAGCCGGTACGGCGTTCTTCACCGGCGCGTACGAGGGGCTGGGCGTGCCGAGCACGATCCTCCTGACGTTCGTCGTCGCCATCGCCGCGTACTCGCAGTTCTGGAAGCAGGTCGCGCCGACGATGCAGAGGGGCGCCACGGCGAAGATCGAGCGCGACGCATCCGGTGGCCTCGACGTGCGCCGCACCGGCGTGTAGGCTGGCGTCGCTCGCCCCCCAGCGCGCGTCCCCTCGAAGCCCCCGACCACGGCACCCCCCACCGCTCTCCCCAGGAGCGGGCCGAGGTCGGGGGCTTCGCCGTGCACTAACCGCGATTAGGCGATGTCCCCGGCAGGGTATAGAGTAGGCGTAAGCCAAACACCCCGGAGGTAGACACAGTGCACGAACGCACCGACACCGAGCCCCTGCCCGCCGACCTGGCGAGCCCCCGACCCTCCTACCGCGGCGCCATCGTCACGGTATCCGTAGGCCTCCTGGCCGTCGCCGTCGCCGCGTTCGCGGTTGTCGGCATCACCCTCATCTGAAAGGCGAGAGCATGACCCCGAGCACCCTCACCACCGCGGCACCTATCCCCGGCCCGGCATACGACCGAGAGAAGCCCGAGACGCGGCAGGCGTGGTGGGACTTCCGCCTCGGCGGCGTGACCGCGACCGACATCCGCGACTGCCGACAGGGCTCGAAGCGGCGCCGGATCATCACCGAGAAGGTGACCGGCGAGACGGGCGACGAACCGCAGGTGAAGGCGTGGCGGCACGGCACCCTGCGCGAGCCGCAGATCGCCGACTGGATTCAGCGGACGTACGGCATCATGCCGACCGGCGCGACCTACGCGAGCGGCGAGAACAGCCGCTACATCGCGAGCCCCGACGGCGTGATGATCGACCCGTTCACGGGCCGCTACGAGCCCGGCACGGAGGACTCGATCATCTCCGAGATCAAGACGGGCGTGGACGACCTGACCCCCGGCCCCATCGACGCCGCCCGCGTGCTGATCGAACTCGACCCGCGGAGCACCTTCAACAAGCGCGGCTACTACCGACAGGTGCAGTGGCAGATGAAGGTGATGAACGCCGCCCGAGCCCTGTTCGTCTGGGAGCGGCACAACGGCGAGATGGACCCGGAGACGGGCACGTTCACCCCGGCAGGCCCGCCCGAGGCTGTGTGGATCGAGCGCGACGAGGAGTTCATCGCCGGTCTCGTGGAGGAGGCGGAGGCGCTGATCGCTGAGATCGACGCGGCACGGCTCCAGTTCGCACTCGACGGCCTGCCGCCGGTGAGCGCGAACATGCCCGCCGAGCACGCGATCCTCGTGGCCGACCTGCTCCGAGCCCGCGACGCGGAGGCCGTGGCAAAGGCGGCGAAGGAGAAGGCGTGGGCCGCGCTGAACGACATCTACATGGGCGAGGACAAGCCCGACGTGTCGATCGACGGTGGGTTCGCGAAGATCACAGTCAGCACGAGCACCGGCACGAAGCCGCAGGTGGACGAGGAGGCCATGAAGCGGAAGGCGCCGACGCTAGTGGCGAAGTACGAGGCACTGCGCAAGCGCCACACTCGGCAGGTGCCGACCGCGAAGCAGACGCTCACGGTGACCCGATCCAAGAATGTATGACCCCCCGCGTAAACTAACCGCGGATAGCACAACCACGAAAGGCAACACCATGACTGCACGCACGACCAAGGCGCCCGCGGCGAAGGCCGCACCGGCGAAGGCAACCCCGGAGAAGGCCGCACCCGCGACCGCCGCCGAGGAGGAGCCGACCGAGGAGCCCGAGCCCGAGGAGGAGCGCTACGACGGCTTCGCGCAGGCGCTCGCCGCGTTCCAGCGCCGCCTCCCGACGGTGGCGAAGGGCAACCGCGGCACCATCCCCGGCAAGGATGGGAAACAGGGCTACTCGTACGACTACGCCGACCTCACCGACGTGAGCGAGGTCGTCCTTCCCCTGCTCGGCGCGGTCGGCCTGTCCTGGCACGCGGCGCTCGACACCGTGGGGAATCAGATCGTGCTCCGGTGGGAACTCCTGCACGGCGACAGCAACTCGGGCCGCACCGGCACGCTCCCCATCGGCTCGCCCGGCGCGAACTGGCAGAATCTCGGCTCCAGCATCACCTACGCCCGCCGCTACGCCCTGTGCGCCGCGACCGGCGTGGCCCCTGGAGGCGACGACGACGACGCCGCGGCATCCGTGGCCGGGATGAGCGGCCACGCGCCCGCACAGCGCCAGCAGGCGCCCGTGGAGGTGCCGAAGGCGGAGCGTCTGCCCGCGGGGCTGTACGACCTGTCGGAGATGAAAGACCTGGAGGCGGTGCGCGCGGTGTTCCGCAAGGCCCGAGCCGCCGGTCACCTCGGCCTCCTGATCGGCGTGCCCGACGCGAGCGGCACCGTCTCCGAGATGGCGTTCGGTGAGTACCTGACCCGCGCAGGCGAGGCGCTGACCCCGGCACCCGGTGAGGCGCCCGACGAGCCCCCGGCGGCGGACGACGACCCCGAGGCGGCAGAGCGTCGAGCCGTCGAGGAGTACGAGCGGTCCCTTCCCGAAGCGACCGCCGAGGCCGACGCCGACGCGATGGCCGAACAGCACAGCGACGCCGGGGACCGGCAGTAATGGCCGGGCTGTCGTTCAAGGGCGTTCTGACCCTGGAGGACGGCACCGACGTGCAGGTGCTTGTGGATGACGAGGACGTGAGCGTGGCGTGGGGGGCCGAGCCCCCCGCGCTTGCGCGCACCGTGGACATCCGCGACGCCCTCCAGGCCGCACTCCGCGAGGAGGTGCGCCGTGCCTGAACAGCGGGTGCTGAACCCCGTCGAGGTGGAGGCCGCGATCCGGCACGCCGTTGACACGGTGACGCAGGGCGTGGACGAGGTGACGATCCGCCTCCAGACGTACCGGGATGCCGAGCGCGTGTTCGAGGTCGCCGAGGCGCAGGCGTACATGCGCGCGAGCGGCCCCGTCGAGGAGCGGAAGCGGAAGGCTCTGCTCGCGACGGTGATGGAGCGGGAGGCGATGGAGGTGGCGGAGGTCGCCTACAAGTATGCCGAGCGCCGCACGAAGGCCGCAGAGAACACCCTGTCGGCGTATCAGACGATCAGCAAGAGCGTCACCGCAATGTACGGTGCCGCGGGAAGGGCCGAATACTGATGGCCGAGCAGAGCAACCGCATCCGCCTGGAGAACGCCCTGGCGACCGGCGAGGCATGGCAGGGCATCCGCACGATGAGCGTCACGACGATCGCCGCCGCCCTCGATGCGGCGGGCGTGTTCCTACCGCCGGAGGGCGCCATCCGCACCGAGGGTCGAGCCGTCGAGGTAACGCCGCAGTCGGAGCCGTTCCCGTACGGCGGTGACATCGAGCACAGCGAAGGCCGCATGTACGCGAGCGACGGCACCGGCGCCCGCCGAGACGTGACGGACACCGTCAACGAGTGGGCCGCACGACAGCCCGCCGTCGTCGTCGTGACGTACGAGTGGCCGGAACCGCGCCCGATCTGCCCCGAGTGCCGAGACGGGAAGCACGGCAACTGCACCGGCGAAGCCCTGCACGAGGCTACGGACGTGATCGTGGAGTGCGGGTGTGATCATGCCGAGTAGCATCCCTGCCGGGCACCTGCGGCGCACGTGGGGCCGTGACCTGTGGAAGGCGCCGGAGCCGTTCGGCGGCGACGGGTGGCGCATGGTCGCGAAGAACGAGCGCTCGTCGGTGATCGTGACGTGCGCGACGTGGCCGGACGGACAGCAGTGGGTCCACGCGAGCATCGCGCACGACAACCGCATGCCGTCGTATGCCGATCTCGTCGTCCTGCACCGGAGCGTGTGGGGAGACACGGGGTGGGCGTTCCAGGTGTTCGCGCCGCCGTCCGACCACGTGAACATCCACGAGTACGCCCTGCACCTGTACGGGCGGCTGGACGGTGAGCGCACGCACCCGGACTTCGCGCCGAACGGCACCATCTGATGCCCGGCTCACTCCAGGACAACGCGATCCGACACGCGCTGGAGCGGGGGATCATCCCGACGCCGACGGGACGGTTCGAGGTGCAGGGCAAGCGGGTGACCTGCCGACTGTGCGGGATGAGTGGCTACGGCGACGTGGAGCCGACAGTGCACACCGCGTCGCCGTGGCAACTCGCGCACATGATGCCGCACGCCTACCCGTGCTCCTGCGGGGCGCGGTTCACCGCTCCGTGGCACCTGGCGAAGCACATCCTCCCGCAACGGCGCACACCGGCACACGAGACGCGCGGCGAGCATCACTGGGCGGTGCCCGATGCGTAAGCCAAGGCCGCTGAGCGACGACTGGCTGGCGGAGTACGACCGCAAGCGCCGCGAGGAGGAGGCTCGCGAGGTGCCCTACGCGGAGATCAAGCCCGGCGGCGTGCCGTGGTGCTGGTGGGTGTATATACACCACGGCGTGTTCGTGTGGGGGCCGGACGGCGGGCCGAGCATGTGGTGGGGGACGCGGGCAGGCGCCGAACGCTACGCCCGCTACCTGCTCCGAAAGTACCTGCGGATCAAGGGGCTGGAGAACCGGGAGCGGAAGCGCGTCGAGATCGACAGCCCGGAGGACTTCACCCGGCAGGTGCGAGCCCGGCACGCCCGCGAGGACGCTCTGGCCGAACTGCGCGCCGACCCCGCCGAGGCATGGGAGCGGGAGTTCGCCGCGCTGACCCCGGCACGACGGCGCCCGTGGTGGCGACGGTGAAGGGCGTCGAGTTCTCCCCGCGGATGCGGCGGAAGATCAACGAGCGCGACGACGAACGGTGTACGCGATGCGGGCGACCCGTCGGCCCGAGCGCGAACATCCATCACCGGAAACTGCGGAGCCGCGGCGGGATGGGGAACGCGGCGAACGGCATCCTCCTGTGCGGGACCGGCACGACCGGATGCCACGGGTGGGCGCACGGCAACGTGACACAGGCCACCGAGGAGGGGCTGATCGTGTCCCGGTGGGCCGACCCGATGATCATCCCGATCCTGACGTGGAGGGGATGGATCAGGGTGGACGATGACGGGGGATGGACCCTGGCCGCGTAATCGGGCCAGGCGAGGCGCGGCAGGGGCGCCAGGAGCCGATAAGGGCCAGGCGCGCCGCCCCGTAGCGCCTGGCCCTGCTATCGCCTCAGCGGGGCGCTGGGCGCCGCGCGGGCTACGAGTAGGCTTCACGATGTTCAGACGTTCGCCGAGTACTCGCGCGCTCTCATCGTAGGGCACGCGCACACCGGCGACGCAACCACGAAGGGAGCAGATGCCGAGTGAGCATCCGCCGAGGACCATCACCCGCTGACCGCTTCGCGCAGATCGCAAACGCGGCGCTTCGAGACAAACGGCTCTCCTGGAAGGCGCGCGGCCTGCTCGCCTACCTGCTCAGCCATCGCGAGGGGTGGCGCACGAGCGTGGCGCGGCTGGAGCGGGAGGCGCCGGACGGGCGCGACAGCGTGCGTGCCGGGCTGAACGAACTCATCGAGCACGGGTACGTGACCCGGAGCGAGGACCGGATTCGGGATGCTCGCGGGCGGCTCGGCGACTACGAGTACACGGTCACCGACTTCCCTACGACGGGTTTCCCTACGCAGGGTGAACCTACGCAGGAAAACCCGCACCCTAAGAACACAAGAGGGAAGAACACCATCCAGAGAGAACACCATCCGAACGGCGGCGGCGCCGCGACCCCATCCCAGAGGGCGTATCTGCGCGATCTCCACATCCACGGCGGGGGCCGGACTGCCGAGGAGATCGACCCGTGGCTGGACGGGCTGACCGTGGCGCAGGCGGATGCCGAGATCGGGGAGGCGCTGAGAGCCATCCCCCGCGGCAAGGGGTACGTCGGTGACCCGGAGCATCCTGGCCTGAGCGAGAAGGGCCGCGAGGTGGCGGCGCGACGACTGATCCCGGAGGAAACATGACCACGCACCGCGAGGCGCTGGACGCCGCGACCGCCGCCGCCGTAGCGGCCCGCCGAGCGGCGATCGAAGCCGGGTACACGCCGGACTCCGCCGAGGTGGAGCGGTCGGGATGGAAGGCGGCAGACGAGGTGCTTCGCCGCCTGCGCCCGCAGGACTACATGGTGGAGCCTGCACCCCTGCCGCCGTCGCCGCCGGACGATCCGATCTTTGAGCGGATGAATCGGTAATCCGCTCGACACGCCGCAAGGTAAACCCGGATTAGGTGAACGAGCGCCGCCCGGTATAGAGTAGGCGTTAGCCAAACACCGACCGCCACGAAAGGCACACCATGTCTCACCAGATCACCACCTCCGACAACCTGTTCAGCGTCCGCGAGATGCCGTGGCACGGCCTCGGCGAGGTGCTGACCGACTACCCGACCCGCGCCGAAGCACAGCCGCTCGTGCACGGATGGGAGCCCGTCGCAACGCCTCTGTACCGCGCCGTGCCGAAGATCGCCGAGGACGGCGAACTCCAGACGGCCTACGAGGAGATCGAGAACAACGTGGCGCAGGAGCGCTCCGACAACGGCGCTCTCCTCGGCGTGACGACCAAGACGTTCACCCCCGTGCTCAACGACACGATGTGGGATGTTGCCGAGGCCATCCAGGGCGGCGGCGTGGACGTGATGTACGAGACGGGCGGCTCCCTCCGTGGCGGCGCGCACGTCTGGCTGATGCTTCGCCTCGCCGAGCCGCTGGTCATCGACCGCGACCCCAACGGCGCGAGCATCCCTTACTACCTGCTCCAGAACGGGCACGACGGCACGAGCGCATTCCGCGGCTCCGCCACGCAGGTTCGCGTCGTCTGCGCGAACACCGTCCGCGCCGCCGACATGGACGCGAAGGCCAAGGGGACCGAGTTCACCTTCCGCCACACGCAGAGCGTCGGCGACCGCATCGAGGAGGCCCGCGAGGCGCTGGCCGGATGGCGCGAGTCGATCGAGAACTACCGCCAGTTGGCAAACCTGATGATCGGCGAGAAGGTGAGCAAGGCGGGCGAGCGCGACTTCCTGGAGCGCTTCATCCCGGCGCCGCTCGACCCGATGACCTCCGACCGGGTGAAGAACAACATCCAGGCCGCACGCGACGAGTGGACCGAGGTCTACAACTCCGTGACGTGCGAGGGCATCACCGGCACCGCGTGGGGGCTCCTCCAGGCATCCTCCGAGTGGAGCGAGCACATCCGCCGCGCAAACAGCCGCGAGAGCCGCTTCCGCCGCGCCGTCCTCGACACGAACGAGGTCATCAGCGCCGCGACGATCTTCGCCCGCGAAGCGGCGACGGTCTGACAATGACTGGGGCGGCAGGGCCGGGCGCTGGGGACGCGACCCGGCCCTCCACCCCCCCGAGCAGGAGGCAATGACATGCAGGTGAACGGACCAATCGGCGACGTGGTGGGGATCACGCCGACCTACGAGGCCGTGATCCTTCCGGGGATGAACCCGGCTGGGGGCGTGTACGGCATCCATGCTCGCTTCGAGGCGGAGGGCAGGGTCGTGGCTGTGGGAGCCACCCCCCTCCCTCCGCTGACGGAGAAGCAGGCCCGCGAACTGATGATGTCCCTGGCCCGCGTTCTCGGCATCGACTCGTTCGTGACGCTGAATCACGGACAGCGCTGGAGCGACCTACGCCGGGCGCTGAACACACACCACGAGCGCGAAGGCGTCGAGGTCGAGGTCAACGGACCTTCCGGCTGGGATGACGTGCGCGACTACCTACCCGAGCAGTACCGGCACTGAGGAGACGAGCATGGACACGACACCCGACCCGCTGGCAGATGCCGTGCTGGAGCCGTTCGAGGAGGAGCACGCCGAACGCAAGCGACGCGAAGCCGAGGAGGCCGAGCGCCGAGCCCTGCGGGTGATCCCACGGATCGAGGAGCAGGGCCGCAAGCGCACACGGGTGCTGGTCCGGTCGGAGCCGAACGACAGCGACGGCCACTCGGTGACGGTGCGTTTCACGCCGACGGAGTGGGAGACGGTGCGCCGGACGGTGCTCGCGGAACACGGCCTCCAGCCGAGGGGCGACCAGTGAGCGAGCACGGCCCCGCCCTGGAGTACGACCGCACCGAGGGCCACAACCACGCCCCCGCGAGCCGAGAGCGCGCCGAGCGCCGAGCCGCCGACGGGAGCGCGACGATCACGCAGACGCGCATCCTCGCCGACCTGCGCGAGCGCGGCTACCTCGGGAGCACCTGCCACGAGGCCGAGGCCCGGCTGGGTATCTCGCACGAGACGTACAGCGGAGCCCGCACGAACATGCACGCCCGCGGCGACATCGTGCGCCTCGCCGAGCGCCGCGACCGCCGCCACGTGTACGTCCTGCCCGAGTTCCGGTCCACACGCGAGGAGGTGCCGTTCAAACCGAGCCGCCCCCGCGTGGATGCCGCGACGCTCGCCGCCGCCGACCGCGTGGCCGCGTGGGCGGGAATGACCGAGGGTGCGGGCATGCTCGTAACCGCCCCCGACTACGACGACATCCGAGCACTGATCGCACACACGAAGGGAACATCATGAAGGTATCCGTCAAGGTGACGGGCTCCAGCGGGAGCCTGTTCGGAGGGACCGGCAACACCGTCGAGACGAAGATCGAGGTGGACGAGGAGGGCTTCGACACCGCGGGGCTCATGGAGGTCACGCACGCCCTCGGCGCCGTCGCAGGCGTGATCGTGCGGGACATCGAGCGCCGCGCCGAGCCCGCGACCGACCCCGACGTGGGGACGGCGTACGACGGCGACGCCGACAGCGAGGACGCACCCGAGCCCGAGCGCACCGAGGACGGCACGCACGTGCGCGACACCGGCGGCACACCCGACGGCGCAGGCGACGTGGTGCGACTGACGTGGACGAAGGACGGCGGGAGCCGCCTGTTCTTCGACACCGGCGAGCACTACTACAGCCCCGAGGTCGTCGGCAAGTTCGCGACCCCGATGGCTGTCGAATACGGCGACCCGGAGGTTCACGTGTCCGTGATCGCACGCCTCGGCGAGACGCAGGGCAAGGCCGGAGAGCGGGCCGAGCACCCGGCACTGTCCGACATCCGGGCAAGCCTCGGCGACGCCGTACTGATCGCCGACGAGGCGCAGGAGATTCGCAACCTCGCCCTCAATGGTGAGCGCCGCGGAGACGAGCGAGGCATCACGCATGGCCGGTGAAACCATCATCACAGTGGTCGGCAACCTGACCGCCGACCCCGAACTGCGCTACACGCAGAACGGGCTCCCCGTCGCGAACTTCACCATCGCGAGCACGCCGCGCAACTTCGACCGGCAGGCGAACGAGTGGAAGGACGGCGACGCCCTGTTCCTGCGGGCGTCCGTCTGGCGTGAGTTTGCCGAGCATGTCGCCGGGAGCCTGACGAAGGGCATGCGCGTGATGGCGCAGGGGCGCCTCCGTCAGCGGTCGTACCAGGACCGCGAGGGCAACCAGCGGACGGCGATCGAACTGGAGGTGGACGAGATCGGCCCGAGCCTGCGCTACGCGACGGCGCAGGTCACCCGAGCCGCCTCCAACAGCGGCGCCGCGGCAAGCGCACAGCAGGCGTGGACGCCCGCGACTGAGGAGCCGTGGAGCACGCCGGGCTCCAGCACGGCGACGGATGCGTGGAGCACGCCGGGGTCGTTCGGAGACGACACCCCGTTCTGAGATCAGCCCTAACCTGGGCTAGACTCGGGGATGCGAGCCGGTCGGGTGCTTTCGGGTGTCATGCCCGGCCTTTCGAACCGACTGGCTCGCATCTCTTAGGGGCCGCGCGAGGTGTTTGGCGATACACGCGCGGCCCCTTTCTCGTACCCTCGACACGCCGTGACCAAACCCGAGTTAGGCCGACTTCGGCCCTCGGGTATAGAGTAGGCGTTAGCCAAACACCGACCGCCACGAAAGGCAGAGCAATGACCAACACCATCCCGGCCCTCAGCGCCGAGCAGATCGCCGCCCTCCAGTCCGATGACCTGACCGTTCGCAACAACGAGATCGCCGCCCTCCGCGCGGTGGACTACCCCGTTGCCGAGATCGCACGGGTCGCCGACATCGCCACCGCGACCGTCTACCGCATCGCGAAGGGCTGGGAGCCCGACCACGGCTACGAGCCCCTCGACCAGTGGGAGAGCGTGACCGAGGACGACGGCGTGGCCGACATGACCGAGGAGTTCGCCGACGAGGAGGACGCCGCCGAGCACGCCGAGGCCATCGCCGAGAAGGACGCCGCCCTCGCCGCGACCGCCGAGCAGAACGTCTCCACCGTGTTCCTCGGGACCGACATCACCGCGTACATCCAGCACCTGCACCGCGGCGACGACGCCGCGCAGGCGCAGGCCGACGCCCTGTTCCGGGTGCAGGCCAACAACGGCGAGGAGCGACGCAAGGCCATCGTGGAGGCCGCGAACCTCGGCGTCGAGCGGAAGCACATCGCCGCCGCCGCCGGTGTCAAGAGCGTGGGCCGGATCATCCGGGCCGCACGAGGAGAGCAGACCGATGGCAAGTAAGCGCGAGCCCTACGAGACACGCACCGTCGCGGGCCACAAGCGGTCGCGGAAGTTGGTCGAGAAGGGCTGGGAGGTCGTGGCGATCACGAGCAACTTCCTCGCACCCGCGACCGTCACCCTCCGCCGCCCGAACCCGAAGTATCGAGGCGAGTGATGGACCCGTGGCTGATCGTCGCCCTGTGCGCCGTGTGCGTGCTCGCCGGATGCGGGCTCGGAGCGTTCACAGCGTTCAGCGACGAGGAGCGCAAGCGGCCCGCCCTGCTGGCCCGAGCATGGGAGCACGGCCACGACGCCGGGCTGGACGACTGGCGCCGGACGACCGAGACGATGGAGCGCGGGCTGATCCCCGCGCCCTACACCCCGAACCCCTACCGAGAGAGAGAACCCCGTGGCTGACGACGACCTCCTGACCATCGACCAGATCGCACCGATGGTTGGCCTGACGGTCAAGAGCGCGAGCACCACGCATCAGCGCGCCGAGCGCCGCCGCCGCGAGGGCAAGAGCCTGACTGCCGACATGCCCGCCCCTGACCGCCGGATCGGACGCTCGCCCGTGTGGCGGAGAGACACGATCGAGCGCTGGAAGGCGACGAGGGCATGAGCCACGGGAGCAACGGGCTCCGCCCGATTGAGAACCTGGCCGAGCGGCAGAAGTGCCCCGACGCGCCGAGCAAGCGGAAGTTCACCACGACCGAGGAGGCGTGGACCGAGGCCCGCAAGCGCACCGCCGAGTCCGGCATCGACATCGCCCCGTACGCCTGCGCAGGGTGCGGCATGTATCACCTGACGAAGAAAGTCACCGGGTCGGACACGCTCACCCGCCAGGACGGCGGCAAGGTCGTCACGGGTGCACAGCGCCGCAAGAGCAGGCACCCCGTCCACGCGCCCGCCGTCATCCGGCAGACGCTACCCGAACCGGAGGCCGACCCCGTGCCAGGCAACCACGACGCCCGAATCAAGTTCGTCACCGCCCTGCTGGAGCACAACCCCGAGCCGACGACAGCCGACGTACGCGCCGCGCTCGACTGCTCGCAGGACACCGCCCGCAAGGTGATGACCGAGATGGGTTACCGCAACACGAAGGGGCGGCACGCACATTGGATCAAGGTCGGCACCGATGAGCCCGAACCCGCGATCACCGAGGGGGAATCGTGGCAGACATTGGACCTCGACCGGCTCAATCACATGCCAATCGGCGACCTGATCGCCGCCTATCGCCTAATCGGCGTCGAACTGAGAGTGCAGGTACGCCCGTGACCACGGCCACACTGACCACGATGACCTCCGTGGACCCCCGGCTCCGCTTCCACCACGGGGAGCGCGTAGAGGTGCTGGAGCGGACGGAGAAGGTCGTCCAGGGGGTGACGCTCGTATCCCACCGGGTGCGGCTCGCCAGCGGGCAGGAGATCACCGTCTACGCCGACCAACTGCGGAAGTGGCGGACGAAGTGACCGACGAGCCCGAGCACGTGCCGACCGCCGCCGAACTGGTGAAGATGGGGCGCGAGTACGCCATCGCCGCCGGGTACACCGGCAAGGGCACGAAGAAAGACCCGCACAAGCCGACCGGCATCCGCATCCTCCAGAAGGGGCACGACCTGATGGGCGAGATCATGCGGCGCAACGCCGCCCGAGCCCGCGGCGAGACGCCCCCCGAGAACTGACCACGACCACCCGCCAATCGAAAGGCATCACCATGACGAACCGCTACCCCGGCCTCTCCGACGAGAACGCCGCAAAGATCGTTGCCCGCGAGCCGTACGAGAGCGTGCAGAGCCGCGCCTACGTTCGCGACGACGGCGTGTACATCATCGGCTCACCCGGCGCCATGAACGACGACGACGAGCCGCGCGACCTGCTCGCCGTCTACCCGGACGACCGGATCGAACTGCTCCGCATCACAGCGAACCCGGCGACGATCGAACGCATCCTCGCCGACGCCCGAGCCGAGGCGCCGAGAACGTGGCTTCACAGCCGCAAGGGCCGCATCACCGGGTGGATCACGCGGCACGACGGCGAGTGGGTGGACATCCGCCTGTCGGGCGACCACGAACTCAGGTACATGAGTACGATGGCCGACCCGCACCACGACGACGGCGAGCGCATCACCGTGCGCGCGTCGTTCCTGACCCCGACCCCGACGCCCGAGGAGGCGCACGCATGAGCAACACGACCCCGCCGCAGTGGAACCCGAACGGGAACAACGGCCCGAGCAATCAGATCACGCAGTGGCAGGGCGTGAAGGTGCTCGGCTGGATCGCCCTGTTCGCGGGCATCATCCTGCCGCTGAGCATCGTCGCCTGGCGCATCGCGACGGGGCCGCTCGGATGACCGGCTACACGATCGACCGGGCGCCCGAGCGCGAGCCGCGGCGCATCGACTACGAGCGGATGAATCGCGAGTGGCCCGGTCAGAAGCGCAGGCTCGCCGCCGCCGTCGAGACGGGCGACCCGGTGAAGGTCGCCGAGGTGTGCATCGACGCGGTGAAGGTGTGGGACGAGATCGGCGCTTGGCCGGACGACTGGTCAGCGTTCCAGCGGGCGCTCGATGACGTGCTCCCCTGGAATCAGGGTGTCGATCTCAGCGACGTAGCCTACGGGCGCACGACGATCAAGGCCGCGCCGTGAAGCCGTGGAGCGGGACCATCGCCGTCGAGGGTAGGCCGACCGACGACGGGCGGATGCTGACGCCCGGCGCGGTGACGTGGGGTGACCTGCCGAGGCCGCTCCTCAACCCGGACACCGGCCTCGCGCTGGGCCAGGTGGACACGATCACACGCGAGGGCGACCTACTGCGCGCGACGGGCTCCTGGACAGAGGACGACGAGGAGGTGGGTCTGGCTATCGCACTCGTGAGCGCCGAGGCCGACTTCCAGGGCGTCGGCGCCGTGATGGTCGTAACCGCGGGCGTCATCCAGGGCGTGTATGTGAGCGAGAGCCCGGCGTGGCCGGAGTGCCGGATGGACCCGGCGGAGCCGACGGCATGATCCCCGGACTGGAGCCGACAGAGCCGAAGCGCAACGCCCGCGACATGCTCGCTCTCCTGGAGGCGCACTACGCGCCGCCGAAGTCGAAGCCACCGGGCGGGCGCCTGATCAGCGAGATTCAGGCGCCGCACAGCACCCGCCGCGCCGACGCCCTGTACATGCCGATCACCACGGCGGGCCGCGGGACGATCATCGGGCACGAGATCAAGGTCAGCCGCGCGGACGTAGTGGCGGAGGTGCGCGACCCGCACAAGGCCGACGCCTGGATGCGGTACTGCACCCGCTGGTGGCTGGTCGTGAGCAACCCGGCGATCATCGGCGGGCTCGACATCCCGGCAGAGTGGGGCGTGATGGCGCCGCCGACGCGGGGCCGGAGCATGACCATCGTGACGAAGGCGCCGATCCTGACGCCGGACCCGACAATCCAGGCGGAGGCGTGGGGGACGATCTTCGCCAAGACCGGCTTCGCCGACGTGACCGCGAGCGCCGAGGCCGCGCACTACAAAGAGCAGGCGGGGCGGCTCTCGACAGCGAATCAGGCGGCGACACGGGAGATCGCTCGGCTCGAAGAACTGCTGGGGCAGGACTCGAAGGCGAGCGCGTTCCGATCGAACCGGCTCACCGTGTCGAACGTGCTCGCCGAGATCGAACGGCTCGGCGGGTACGGCGACGACGCGACCGCGTTCCGCGGGAGCACATGGAACATCGACGCCGAGCAGGTAGCGCGCATGGTGCTGGCGAAAGCCGCACTTGACAGCGCGACGCACCGCGACCTGCGCGACGACGTGGTGACGGCAATAGATCGAGCAAACCGGCTCGCCGAACGGATGAGCGAAGTGCTCACCGAGATCGACACAAAGGGGACGACATGAGCATGATGAACGACCTGATCCGTCAGGCACTGAACAACCCGCCACCGCCGCCGAGCCCGACGCAACCCATCGACCCGGCGGGACTCCTCGCCGCGGCTGTCGAGGAGATGCTGGTCGAGGCGACGGGCGGCGCTGAGCACCTTGTCCGCGTGCAGGGCAAGCAGTGGACGATCCAGCACCCGCTCCCCGAGCGGTTCGAGCCCGAGGGGCACGGCGCATCCCTGCTCGACTGCCGGTACACGCGCCTCGTGGAGGTTGCGATGGCGCAGGGCGCGATGTTCGACGGCCTGCACCGCGTCTGGCTCGACCCGACGGGCGTTCTCCGCTGGGAGGAGATCGAGCCGTGAGCGAATACATCCGGCTTGCCGAGGCGCCGCAGTATTCGTACTCGGCGCCGACGTGCACGGCCTGCACGGTGGACCTGGAGCACGACGGTGACGAGTGGATGTGTCCGGTCTGTGGAACGACGTGGCCGAGCGACGCGACCGACGGCGACACGGGCAACCTGTACGAGGAGTGGTCGGGGGAGTCTCTGGGGGACGCGCCGACGCTGACCGATCAGGAGGCGTCCGACGCGGGCTACGCCTACGAGCGCGCCGAGCGCAAGCGGGTGTTCGTGTCGTGGGGCTGGTGTGAACACGGGATGCCGGGCGAGTGCGCTCGCCGCGAATGCCCCGGCGGAACTGCGGCGACACGCACTAACCCCGATTAGGCGAACGGCCCCGACGGGGCGTACAGTAGGCATAAGCCAAACACCGAACGAAAGGCAACACCATGACCACGAACGACGACCTCGCCCGACGCTGGGAGGAGGCCAAGGCCCGCGACGACATCGCCACCCTGATCGCCGTCGGCGAGGAGATGGCCGCGACCCTGAGCCCGAAGCCCGACCCGACACCCGAGCCCGAGGAGAGCGGCATCCGCTACCCCGACATCGACGTGACGCTGGTGGGCGTGGACTCGCACCCGTTCGCCATCATCAAGGCGGTCACCGACGGCCTGCGCAACGGCGGCATCGGCCAGGCCGAGCGCGACGCCTTCCGCGAGGAGGCGCTGTCCGGCGACTACGACCACATCATCCAGACGGCTATGCGGTGGGTGAACGTCGGATGAGCACCGAGCAGGACGCACGCAACGCGCACGACGCCTTCCGGGTCCGCCTGGAGCGGCTGGCCTCCGAGGTGTCGCTGGGGATGAACTGCCGCGTCATCATCGGACACGACACCGAGCACGAGCCCGGACGGCTGTACTTCCAGATCGAGTGCTACCGCCGCGACGTGATCACCGACGAGATGGGCTTCGGCTACGGCGGGAAGGCGTACCTCTCGCCGCACGCGACCGACTCCGAACTGCTCCAGACGATGTTCGGGCTCTACAAGGGGTACTGGGAGCACGAGGCCCGCGAGAACTTCCAGTGGCGCGGGCGCCGCGTGTTCGGACCTCACATCAGCACCGAGGCGCTGTGGGACATCGCGACGCGCGTCGATGTCCGCTCCGCCCGCCACGTAGAGGACATGGCCCGATGAGCGTCCGCAGAGCGACCATCACCGTCGAGGTGAGCGTGGACGACGCCGAGGGCACCGTCACCGACGAGATGATGCAGGAGGCCGTCGGCGAGGCCGTGGACGCGCTCGCCGACATCGTGCACGTCGCCAAAACGGAGATCATGCACCCGATCGGCGAGCGCATCATCGAACCGGTGACGAGCACGCCCCGCACCGGGTACGCGACCGACCCCGGCGACCGTGACGAGACGCACCCCGCGTTCGGCGTGGCGGCGGTGTCCCGCGGGAGCGGCACGCCCCGGCCCCTGTTCCAGAGCGATCTCCAGCACAGCGAGGTCATGCGGCTGACCATCCACCGCGCGGTGCGCACCCGGTCGCTTCACCGCGACTGGACGCACCCGACGCAGGAACTGATCGAGGTCGAGATGAGCCTGTCCCAGTGGGGCGCTCTCGTGTCGTCCGTCGGTATCGGGTCTGGCGTGCCGGTGACCATCCGCCGCACCGAGAACGACATCCGCGTGCCCGACCTGCCGTACGAGCCCCGCATCGCGGAGAGCGTCGGCGAGGCGAAGGCGACCGTCCGGCGCCTGCTGGAGAAGTCGATGGTCACGCTCGGCGAACTGGAGCACGCCGTCGAGGAGAAGCGCGGCATCCGCGCCACCCGCGAGGCACTGAACGCGCACCGGCTGACGCTGGAGCACGCGAGCGGCAACGCGGCGTTCGCGATCAAGTCCGTGTCCGAGGCGGCGGAGAAGGTGACGACGCAGGCCCGCGCCGACATCGAGGCGCACATCCTGGAGGCGGTACGCCTGACCGGCGCCGCCCCCATCGAAGCACCGACCATCGACATCGGGGAGATCGAGCCGTGAGTGGCGAAGTGCTCCTCGCGCTGATCGCGGTCCTGGAGGCCGTGACCATCGTCATCCTCGTGAACGTGCTCCGCGCGACCACGAAGCCGACCCTGGACCGTGACGAGCGGTTCCCCGTGACGGCGCGCAACGTCGGGGTCTACTTCCTCGACCGGGTGACCGGCGCGAAGCACTACGCCGTGTTCAACCCCGTGAGCGGGTACTGGATGGAGTACACCGGCGGCGGCACCGCCGAGATGCCGAACGAGTATCACAACATGATCGCGCACGCCTACGAGACGAACGCATGGGCGCACGTGACGGCGGCGCACGCCGACCACCTGCGCGCCGCCTGCGCGAACATCCGCAACAACCACCACTGGACCGGCAGTACCGATCGAAAGGCAACACCATGACCCTCCTGGAGATGACCGCCGAGGCGTGCGATAAGTACGTAGCCCCGGCGTCGTGCAACACCGAGAACCCGCCCGCGATCTTCACACCGCCCCCGGTGCCCGAGACGGTGAACACCGCTCTCGCGACGACCGGCGGCGACCCGACCCTGGCGCTCGTGCTCCTGTGCGGCGCCGCGCTCGCCGTCGCTGTGGGCGCCCTGCTCGTCGTGCTCGAAGCCCGGCGGCGGCAGGTCAAGCGCGGGCAGTGAGGCCCGCACAGCGGCGCCGGTGAGCCCCCGCGAGGGAGTCCCGGCGCCGCTGGTGCGCCAGCCTAACCCGAGGTAGGATAGAGAGCATGAGTACCCGTCCCGAGACACGCACCCCCCGAACGCCCCCGGCGCCCGGCACCCCCGCCGCAGAGCGGATGTCGGAGGTCGGCAAGGCGTTCGAGAAGCGCCGCGCCCTCGCCGACCGACTCGCCGCGCAGGACTCCTACATCGGCGAGGCAGTACGCCGCGCACGCGCCGCCGGGGTGACCTGGGCGGACATGGCACGCGCGGGACAGGTGAGCGAGGTCGCGGTCCTGAAAGCATCGCGCCGTCCAGAGAAGGTCTGAGCACATGAGCACCCCCACCATCGAATACACCGGCACGCTGGTCGTGACCTCCTGCTGGTGCGGCATCCAACTCGCCATCCCGTCGAGCCTGCACCGGAAGGCGCAGGCCGACAGTAAGACGGCGATCTTCTGCCCCCTCGGGCACGAGTTCATCTACGGGAAGAACGAGGCCGACCGTCAGCGCGAGCGCGCCGACCGCGCCGAGCGCGACGCACGCCTGGCCCGAGCATCCCGCGACGCGGCCCGCGACCAGGCCGCGGCGGCGCACCGGAGCGCCATCGCCTACAAGGGCCACCTCACCCGACTGCGGAACAAGATCGCGGCGGGCGTGTGCCCGGTGACCGGATGCCGCAGGCACTTCGACAACGTGCAGGCGCACATCGAGGGCCAGCATCCGCAGTGGGCGGCGGAGCACCCCGAGGCTCTGGCGTGAGCACGTGCACGCTGAACGAGAGCGTCCAGGCGTTCGAGAGCATCACGAGCCCCGAGCCGATCCAGGCGTACGACTGGCACGGCTTCATCATCCCGGCGTGGCTACACGCGCAGATGGTCGCGAGCGGTGGGACGAGCGCACGGATGGCCGCGGGCATGACGCCGCTCCGAGCCGCGCTGGTGCAGTGATGCAGAGCACGACGGTGGTGGGCGGACCCCACGACGGCAAGCGGATCGCCCTCGCGGCGGACAAGATGATCCTCCGCACATCCAGCGGCACCTACATGCGGCACGCCGACCGCCCCGAGTACCTGTTCCACGTGCCGTCGCTGATCGCCGCGACGGCCTAACCGGAGGTAGCACTATGGACTGCGAGCACGGCCTACCCATCGAGCCGACACCCCACCGCCCGGAGAAGATCGAGCAGATCGTCCAGGAGCGCCTACGAGAGCAGACGACCGGCGACACCGAGGCCCGCACCGTCTCGATGGACGAGCCCCGCGAGGATGACCGTGGCTGAGCGTATCCGCGAGGAGGTGCTGGACCGGGCGCTGGAGGCGTACTACGGCAAGCCCGGACGACCGTTCACCCCGGCGAGCCGCGACCGCATGCGCCGCGCCCTGCTCGCCGCCAGGGCCACCCCCGGCGGGCGCACCATCACCATCGACCTCGACACCGGCGCGTGGATGAGCGACACGACCCTCCAGCCCGGCGACGGCATCCGCGTCGCGGCGGCGGTCCTGCCCGGCATGCCCGAGCCCGAGATCGCCGAGGCGTACAGCGACTACATGCGCGACGACGCCGCCCCCGAGCCGCGCCGCATGGACCCGGCCATCGCGCGCTCCGTCGGACGCCTGCGCGGAGGGATCGAACTGTGACCGACCTGACCGAGGAGCAGACGCGCGCCATCCAGGCGAACGAGATCGCGTACACGGTGATCGAGGTCGCGCAGAACAAGGCGCCCGAGGAGTTCGTCACGCTCGACTTCCGCTACGGGATCGCCGACGCACTGTGGGACGCGGGCTACCGCAAGGGCACCGACCACGGCGCCGCCTGCCTGCACGTGAGCCCCGACGACCTGAAAGCCCTACGCGAGATGCTGTGTCGCGCTCAGCGCCTCGCCGGGCCGATGGACTCGCAACGGATGGGCGCCCTCATCGCAGAGATCGACCGGAACCGGCCCCTCGGCAGTGACGGGAAGCACGGCGACCTGCACACCACGACGTGCGGATGCGTGGACCGATGACCGCCGAGGAGCGCGCACTGGTAGCCGAGGCCCGATCCTTCCGGTCGGGCACGGCAGGCAACCACCTGGACACGAGGCTCGCCGACGCACTGGAGGCCCGGCTGGACGCCGAGGACGAGGAGCAGACCCCGTGAGCCACCGCAAGCCCGAGCCCCGCACGACGACCCGAGCGGATGCCCTGGAGACGACCGACGGCATCCTGACGTTCGCGCGCATCGACGGCCACACCCTGCACCGCGACCGCGCCGGACGGGTGATCCTGACACCGCCGGGCGACAACCGCGCCGGGAGCATCCTGGAGCCCGACGCCGTGGCACGCCTGCACCACGCCCTCGCCTGCGCGCTGTGGCCGTACGGTGAGAAGCCCGGAGAGGAGACGCCATGACCGAACCCGCACCCGTCGTCGTCCTGGAGCCCGGCAAGGCACCCCGCAAGCGCGGACGCCGAGCAGACCCCATGCACACCCCGACCCCTAACAGCGGTTCAGGAACGCAAACGCAGGCCCGCCAGTGCACAGCCAAGACCCGGCAGGGCGGACGATGCCGCAACGCGCCCATCGAGGGCGGGACAGTCTGCCGGATGCACGGCGGCTCAGCCCCGCAGGTGAAGCGACGCGCGGCCCTGCGCCTGCTCGAACTCGTGGACCCGGCTGTGGCTACCCTGGCGCGGGAGATGGCGACGGCGACCAAGAGCGCCGACCGGCAGAGGGCGGCGAACAGCATCCTCGACCGGGCGGGCGTCGTGCGGCGGGACAGCCCGGCGAAAGAGGACGTGTACGACCTCGTGGCGGAGCGCCTGCGAGCACTGAGAGAGCAGGGATCATGACGCTGTGGTGTGCGAAGAACGGGTGGGTCGGGATGGCCGATGTCGGCGTACTCGTGGAGGCTGACACCGAGGAGGAGGCCCGCACCGCGGCGTCGGAGGCACTGCGGGCGAGCGACAGCGGCCATCGTGAGGGGTACGACCGCATCCGGAGCATCCGAGCGGTGACCCTGCCGTTCGTGGGCGACGAACTGCCATAGCCCGAGTACACTAACCCGAGATAGAACCGACCCCGAAAGGCGACACCATGACCGACCGCATCCTGCTACCCCTGACCACCCCCGAAGCGCACCTCGTGGCGGATGCCGCGGGACAGTACGCCGAGGAGTACGCCGACAGCGCCACCGACGCGGCATACCTCGGAGCGCTCGCCGGAGCCGTGCGCCGGAGCATCGACCCTGCCGAGCCCGAAGAACTCCGCATCGGCCACCTGCCCGAGGGCTACGAGCCGACCATCGACATCGTGCCGCCCATCACCGACGAGGTGATCAGCGACGAGCGCGAGCACCAGTACAGCCTCGGCTACGACACGACGCACGACCAGCGCCACGGGCTCATCCACGTGCTGTCCTACGCGCTCGACTATGCGAAGCGCGGCGAGCACGTGAAGGGCTGGGCGATGGTGCAGGCCGCACTCGACGCAATGCCGACGAGCAAGCGCGTGGACGTGTGGCCGATCAGCATCTTCATCGGCGAGGAGCAGGCGACCGCGAACGCGATGCACCGCGCCGAACTCGCGACGATGGGGCTCCTCCACGCGGACCAGCCCCCCGCCGACCTCGCCGAGCGGATCATCGCGCAGATGCCCGCCGGAGAGATGCCCGCCGACGAGGCACGCGAGAACGCGGGCTACCCGAAGGCGGCGAGTGCGCACCACGGCCTCGCCGACGCGAGCGTGATCGCCGACCGTATCGCCGCCGAGCAGGCCCGCCGAGAGGCCGAGTGATGCCCGAGGACATTCCCGAGCCCGCCGTCCGCCTGACCGAGGAGGAGGTGGGCATCCGCGCGAGCGAGTGGTCCGACTTCCGACGCGACTACGCCAGCCCCGACGAGAAGGTGCGCGCCCGCGAGTACGCCGCGTTCTGCGCAGGGTGGGACGCCCGGCACACGTCCGCCTACCTGACCCCGGCACAGCAGGCCGCGATCGACCGCGTGAAGCACATGATCGAGGCGAACAGTCACGTCACCGCGAGCATCACCGAAGCGCTGTACACCGACGCGACCGCCCGAGCCGACGCCGACGCCCTCGCCGGTCTGAGCGACCGCCGCCGCGCAGACGTGGAGGCCGCGCGCGAGAAGATCGCCGAGGCACCCCGGCACTTCGCCCCGTACGGTGCGAGCAACGCGCTCTGTGACGAGACGGTGCCCCCGCGGGTCGCGTGGGATGAGCGCACCGGCGAGTACGCCGACGGGCGGTTCACGGTGATGCAGGACCGGACGACCTGCCCCGAGTGCCGGTTCAGGATGGGTCGAGGCCCGGTGACCGGCGAGCCCGAGGGCGCCGAGCCCCTGCCCGCGCACGACCACCGCCCCATCCAGCATCGTGACGGGCGGGAGCCGTGGTGCCGGACGTGCGGCCTGAACGCCGACTACAACGCCCCGCACAGCATGTTCACGAGCCGCCGGGAGGCACGCGAGGCCGCACTACGCGAGCGCGGGCAGGCACTCGCTACCGCCGCCGGAGCCGGACAGGTGAGCGCCGCTGACATCGCACGCGCCGCGCACATCGCGGCAGGCGGCGACCCGAACGACCTGCTCGCGAGCGGCGGGGGACTGCGCCGCCCGATCCGAGACGAGCCGCAGGCATGACCGGCGAGTGGAGGCCCGACGGCGCGCCCGCGTTCAGCGCCGAGTATCAGGCCGGGGTGGAGGCCGCGGTCAAGACGATGGTGGAGGCGATGAATGCCGCCATCGAGAACGGCATGGAGGAGGCGCTGGTCCAGGCGCTCCGCGACAAGGGCTACGCCGTGACCCCGCCGCCGAACGACCCGCCTGCGATGCTGAGCAACCGCGACCGCCCCGAGAAGCAAGCCGTCACCGTCGCGTACATCCGACGGCAGAAGGCGAAGGGGTGGCCCGACATCCACCCGGAGGACTACTGCCACCGGTGCGGCAACCGCAACATCTCCTGGTGGATCAACTCGCACATCTGGAACGCGGTGATGGAGAGCGCGTTCGCCCCGTATGACGGGATCGTGTGCCCGTCGTGCTTCGGCGAACTGTTCGAGGCGTGCTACCCGGCGACCTCGTGGGAACTGCGGCTGTCGGAGGACACCCGAGGGGCGCGCGCCTACCGCGAGGCCGAGGCCCGCACGGTGCAGATACTCGTACCCGACGATGCGGCGACGACGTGACCGTGGCGGGCAACGTGATCCGGCAGTGGTGGCACCGGGCCATCCTGCGGCACCGGCAGAGGCGCACGTGGATGTACGGGCCGCGCCGCGCCATCCAGTGCGAGTGCGACGAGCGGTGGAGGTTCGTGTCGTGAGGACGAAGCACGCACGCGAGATCAGGCGGGGCATCGAGACGGCCCGCGCCGTGCTCGCCCGCAAGCGGCAGTGGCCGTCGCACATGACCCCGTTCGGCTTCCGGGGTGCGCCTGAGATGCCGCTGTGGGAGCGGGCGTTCCACCGGGAGATGAGCGCCGCCGCCCGCGACGGGAGGCTCCGCCCGCCCCGCCAGCCGAAGAACGGCGGCATCGGCAACGCGGCTAACCGGAGGTAGGATCGAGCCGTGACAGACGACGCCCGCACGACGCAGTGGCTCCCCCTGGACGACCTGCACCCCGACCCCCGCAACCCGCGAAAGCACGACCGCGGGATGATCGCCGACAGCATCAGCCGGTTCGGCTACATCGAGCCGATCATCCGCGACGACCGCACCGGCTACATCATCAGCGGGCACGGGCGAGCCCTGACCCTGCGGAAGATGCGGGAGCAGTCGCAGATGCCGCCCGACGGGGTGAGCATCGACGCGACCGGGCAGTGGCTCGTGCCCGTGACGACCGGGTGGGCGTCGAAGGATGACGCCGAAGCGGCGGGCGCCCTTGTCGTGCTGAACCGGGCCGTCGAGAACGGCGACTGGAACGTGGACGCCCTGCGCGGCCTGCTCGATGAGATGCGCGCCGACGGCGGGGACTTCACCGGCATCGGCTACGACCCCGACGAGGTACGCGCCCTGCTCGGCGAGGCGAAGGCGAACGACACGAAGCGGAACACGACCAAGACGCCGAGCATGACCGACTACGCCGAGACGTACGAGGAGGAGGGCGGGCGCCTGATCGTGCTCGACTACACCGGCACCGAGTACGACGACGCGACCGCGGGACTCAAGACCCTGCGCGAGCGGCACGCCGCCGAGAACGCATCCGGCGCCCTGCTCGCACACCTCGAAGAGACGTACGGGGGCGACGAGTGACCGCCCCCGCCATGACCCCCACGCCGCCCCGGATGAATGGCCCCCGAGTCCGCTCGACCATAGCGCCGGGCAACGCCGTGGGCTCTACCCCGGAGGACCG